CCATTACAAGCTGCACAATTAATATATGAACTGTCAGGGTCTACTCCTGATGCTCCTTGTACCGCTTGAATTTCCCAACAATATCCATTATATCTAACAGATTCTCCTGCAGTATATGTACCTGTTGTTCTAAAATATTGTTCTAATAGTGGGACATCACATCTTGTTGCAACATAGTATACATAAGGAGGTTGAGTTGTTGTTGTAGTTGTAGTACAAGTTTGACCACCTTGCTTCATATCATTTCTAGTTCCTGATGTTATATAAACATATCTCGTTCCGTTAGGTTGAGTTGTATAAGTTCTTGTTCCACCTACAATTATACTTGTAGCACCTGCAGCCGCACTTACAGGGTCAGGGTAAGTAGTAGTATTTGCAAAATAAGTAGTGCCATCTCCACCACCAAAGGTATCAACTGTTATAGTTTGAGTAATTCCTGTACAAACGGAGCTAATATTAGCAGTTACAGGAGGTTCTGTTGTAGATGTGGTAGTCGTTGAGGTAGTTGTAGTAGGAAATGCTCCATTACAAGCTGCACAATTAATATATGAACTGTCAGGGTCTACTCCTGATGCTCCTTGTACCGCTTGAATTTCCCAACAATATCCATTATATCTAACAGATTCTCCTGCAGTATATGAACCTGTTGTTCTAAAGTATTGTTCTAATAGTGGGACATCACATCTTGTTGCAACATAATATGTATAAGGAGGTTGAGTTGTTGTAGTAGTAGTAGTAGTAGTACTTACACAATCAACTTGTCCGCCTTGTTTAACTGTATTTCTAGTTGAACTAAATACATAAATATATCTTGTTCCATTAGGTTGAGTTGTATAAGTTCTTGTTCCACCTACAATTATACTTGTAGCACCACCTGCTGCTAATGCAGGATTATCATAAGTTGTATCGTTTGCATAATATGTAGTTCCATCTCCACCTGCAAAATTATCTATTGTTATAGTTTGAGTAAGACCTGTACATGTAGCTGTTAAATCTAAAGTTACAGGAGGTAATGTTGTAGTAGTTGTAGTAGTTGTAGTAGAAGCAGGGCATCCTGTCAAACCTGAATTAACAATGCCTATTTGTGTTCCTGAAGGGTCGCTGAATAATACACTAGCTACCACTAATGTTGATGGCACTCCTAAAACTGTACCAAATACCCTGTCTGTTACGGCAGCATATCCAATATCATAATTTGTTGTATATACTGTTCCACCACCGTTACAATTTGTTAATTGATACCAAACTTGTTGTAAAGTAGTACTAGTTGTAGTAGTAGAGGTGCTTAAAGGACATGCACTACATCCTCCACCCGTAACAGTTGCAGTTATTGTAGGAAATCCTGAAATATTAATATCTAAAGTATTACCGCTATATGCTAAAACATAATTTCCATCAGGAAGTGTAGCAAATCCATTTGAAGTAAATATTGTACAATTACAAAAATCTACAGCATTACCTACTACATTTTGAGTACCTGTTGGATTTAAACAAGCATTAGTTGCATTACTTGCATAATTTACGGTTTGAGCAAATAAAGTCGTTGTAGTAGTCGTAGTACTAGTAGTCGTAGTCGTTGTTGGACAAATATAACTAGAATACTCTGCAGTAATTCCTGTTGAATTTCCAACAGGCCAAGCTTCCCAAGTTCCTGTACCTAATTCAGAAGTATTTCTCGCAACATTCCCAATTGCAGTATTGTAAATATACCAAGCATCTCCACCAAAGAATATAGAACCACTTCCACCTGTTAGTGTAAAAGCTGCTGAAGGATTATCTCTTGTATAAGTTCCATTAGCAGCAGTATATGAGCCATTAGAAATAATGATACTATTAATGTAATTTGCACAAATAGTAGTTGTAGTTGTTGTCGTACTTGTAGTAGGAGCTTCTGTTGTAGTAGTTGTTGTCGTACTTGTAGTAGGAGCTTCTGTTGTAGTAGTTGTTGTCGTACTTGTAGTAGGAGCTTCTGTTGTTGTAGTAGTCGTAGTACTAGTTGTAGGAGCTTCTGTTGTTGTAGTAGTCGTAGTACTAGTTGTAGGAGCTTCTGTTGTTGTAGTAGTCGTAGTACTAGTCGTACTTGGAATAGGAATAAAAGTAGTTGTTGTGGTTGTGGTTGTACTTGTTGTAGTTGGGTCTGAATTAGTTTCAGCAGTACCCCATACATCATCATCGTCTACAGTTGTCAATACATTTACGCCACCAATTTGTTCTATCCAAAAAATACCAAAGCCTAAATTATTTAATGCAGGAATTAATCCCTGTGGGCTATCGAATGTTCCATCGTAGCCTACGGTATAATTTTCCCCATTAACATTAATAGTAAAACTTGGCATTATTCGGTATCAATTAAATAGTTACAATAATCGGTAAATACATCTGTACCTAATGCTTGTTCAACTTCTGTAAAAGCATTATCTTTATATCCTGAAATTTCATCTAATATCTGTGAAGGAGAAGTACTACTAGAAAATACTTTTAAATTCAATGTAGTATTTTCAAGCATAGTGAAATTTAATGAACTTGTTCCATTAAAAGTAACTAGATTCTCAGGCGGATAGTAGTAAACAACACATTGTGATTGATATGGGTCTAAAGTAAATGGTAAAGCTATAACTGTTGCATTACCTGCAATATCACTATCAATATAAGTATTTACTTGAGAAACTTGAGCACAATTTGATGATTGAGCATAAAAGAAATTAGTTCCATAATTATTAGTTGAAATAGATTCAGTTATTGCTGCATAAGTAGGCGAAAAAGCTGTATCAATATCAATAGGAACGACTGCTTGTAAAGCAGGTGTAGTCAAAATAGTTACTACAGGTGTAATTACTGTTGGAATATTAAGATTAGGAGGTAAAGCCCATTGATATTGAGTAGTAGAATTAAAAGTAACATTAGCTGTTAGAAACGGCACATTAGGAATAGGAAAATTTGTATTATTCACTATCTGAAATTGAAGTAATTGTTCCTTCGTTAATGCTAATGGTTGTTCTTGTGCCATTCTTTAATAAGTTATATAACTTTATTACCTTCTGTGTCAGATACAAATAATCTACCATCTGTTTTATTTGGCATAATTTTTAAGCCATACTCTTTAGCAAATTCTCTATTCATATCAGCTAAAAACTCTTTTGATTCTCCTGCTTTTTTTGCTTCTATAAATGCTTTCATACATATTTTAGCATTTTTTGTTTTTTCTTCTGAATTTCCATCAGCAGAAGCATTTGAATCAGTTTTTTTATTGGTCTTCTTTTTAACATCAATGGGCTTTATTTTTTTAAAAGCCCAAAAAAGCAAAAATCCACCACCAAAAATTAATAACAGCTTTTTTACATTTGTATTCATTTTGCACTCTTTTTTGTATAATAATATAATCCAACACCTGCGGCTACTGCAATAGCAATATATAAACCATATTTTTTGATGCTACCATAAAAATCATTTTTTAGTCTTGCTTTTTTAGCTTCATCTATTTTCTTTAAAGCATCATCAGTTTCATCAGGAGTTACTACTCCTCTTTTTGTTAATATACTAGTTAGAACTTTTTGTAATGCTAATTTACTAGAATCTATAGCTTGTTTTTGACCTGCATCGATACCACCTTTGGCAATAGCTTTATTTAGATTTTCCAACTCAATTTTAATCTCATCAGCCAATATAGTTTTTTTATTTGGCGTAAATATTTGTCCTTGTAACACTTCCATTTTATGATTTTTTAGCTGTAAATAATAAGAAACCTAAAAGACCAATACCTGCAACAACTCCTAAAATAGTTACAACTTGGTTAGTTTTTTCTCTTTCTAATGCAATATTGCCAAAAGTTTGTACTCTAGCTTGACTAACTCCACCTAAAGCATTAGCTAATATTTGCTGCCTAGATGTTTCATCTTGTGCTTTTATCAAAGCATTGTTTAATTGCTTTTTTTGGTCGTAGTCTAAAAGACTTAGATTTTGTTCATATTGGGTTCTTAACCTAGAATCTCTTGTACTTGCTATGGTACCCGCTACTGCGGTACCTGCTGATACAACTGCTGCTCCTGTCATTAACCATGCCATAATTATCCAATTTTATTTTTATCAATCTTTTCTTTATAATCTAAATGAATATTAGTACCTGTAAGATAGTTTACATGCGGTTCTATTATTTCATTTTCAATTTCATCTACTATGTTTTGTTTTTCTTCTTCAGTCAAATCATTGTAAGTCAACTTCATATCTTCTAATGGATGATATGTTGTCCAAATACAATCTTCTTCAATAAATAAAACTCTTCTAGTTCCCGCTAAAGTTATACCCGTATAAGGGGCCGCTAACTCAATCCATTCTCCCGCATCAATTTGTACCAAGGCTACTCCTTTCGAAATAGTGTATGGATGATTAGAATTATGAATTTTGCTAGTTAGCAAAGAACCTTTTGGCATAGATATTTCCCTTATGTACATTCCATCTGTAAATCTATGTACTACGGGACATTCTATTAATTCCAAATTATCTACTATTGCCGCTTCTAATTCATCAATCCTTTGGTCATTTTCTCTTTTTATGGTTTCGTTTTGCATTAATCTTTTTTTCTTGAATAAATTAAACCTATAGCTAGTAAACCTAATAATGATATAATAACTATTTTCTCTATTCTAATATTTCTATTTATCTGCTCTTGTTTAACTATCACACCTGCAAGGTTTTCAACCCTTTTTGATTGTGCATTTTGTATAACAGCAGCAATAATTCTATAAGTCTCTTCCTCTGTTTTAGCTTTTTCTATTGAATTAATCAAAGCTTGTTGTTGGTCATCGCTAAGATTAGACAAATAGTTTTGAAACTGTTGAGCTTTTTTAGCATCATTTAAAGCAGCAAAACCCCCTGCCAAAGCAGCCCCTATTTCAGCAAACTGTCCAATTGTTTGTGCAGTACCTATTTTTTTTAAGTCCCCATCAGAAAATATCTTTTGAATAGGATTTATTGCTTTAGGGTCTCCTTTAGGTATCATTTCAAAAAGTTATTTTTAATTATTTCCCATAATACTGTCCAAACTGCACCACCTACAACAAATGCACCCATTAATTTATTTCTAAGAGCATTACTTTTTTCGTTTTGGTCTTCTAATTTTTTAACTCTTGAAATCAACCCTTCCTGTTGAAAAGCTTCATTCCCTACAATAACTTTATAAATTTCATCAATTTGAGGACTAATTTTCATCATAGTTTTCTCAATATGATTAACTCTCACAGTCAAGTTTTCACTTGAGCTTACAGTTCTAGTTGTTGTCTTTTTAGCAGGAGCAGCCATAAACACTTAAATATTTAGTATAAAAATAGTACAATTTTAGATTTATATACTAAAAATTGAGTAATATTTAATGATTACTTATAAAGACATATAATCTAATATTCTCTCAATACACATTTCAGGAGTAAAATTTGTAGTATTTATAGAACAATTCTTTCTAGCTTCAAAATAAGGGAGGTCAAAATCTTTTACATGAAATTCTTGCTTTTCTCTAAAATCAACATTGAATAAATGAACCCAAAGTACATTATTACACATACCATCCAAATATTCTCTTGATGCTTGAATAGGATATACTGCACTGATAATCACTAAGTTATACTTACTTTCCAAAAAAGTAGCTATATCACTAATCCTTCTTAGGTTATTTATTCGACCTTCTTTTGAATAGTCAGTATCTTTAAAAATAGCACGAATTTCATCTCCATCTATGATAACAGGGGTTGGTTGATTTTGTAAGAAAATCCTTTCTTGAAGCAATTTAGCCAAAGTAGTCTTACCTGAGCTAGGTTGGCCATAAAAAACTACTATCATATTGATTTACAGTTGGTTATAAGACTTCTCCTCTACGAATTGACTTCCGTAGGCCATATTTATCTCTTTTTTAGCTATTGCTCTTTTATCATTTAGTACATAAACAGACCTAGCTAAATGTACAAATTCTTCTCCAAAAGAGTTTGCTTGTTCAAATTCTCTCAATAAATCCTCTACTTCCCATAAAGTTTCATTGATTTCCAACAATCTTTTAAAATCTTCATTATCCTCATCTACTTCTAATTCATCCTTCATGAGGTTTTGCAGGTAGTAGTACTCTTTCATGACATTCGTCAGTTTGGCCTCATCTTTAATCTTTTCTGATTTAATTTTGAGGATGGTAAGTCTGTCAAATGCTTCTCCGATGCTAATTTCAATTATCATAAAAATATTTTAGATTGTAAATATACAAAATATGTAGAAAATACATTAATTTTATAAAATAAAAATAACCATGCAAAAGATTTTCTATAATTCATCCCTCCCTCGTTCAGGGGCGACTCTTTTACAGAATATCCTTGCACAGAATAATGATATTTATGCCCCTTCTATGGGAGCTTTGACTGAAATAATAGTTTCAGCAAAAAATGAGTTCTTAATGAACTTGCAATATCAGCACCCTTCTCAAGAACAAATCTTAAAAAAAGCATTTACTAGTTTTTGTAAAGAAGGATTAAAAGCCTATGCTGCTAATATTACAAACAAGCCTTATTATGTTGACAAAAACTTCTCTTGGGGGTATTTCTACGATTATTTAGTTCAAATCAATAATGAGGACCCTAAGATTATATTTATGGTAAGGGATTTAAGAGACATTTTTGCTTCTTTTGAAAAAAACTATAGAAATGATTTTTTGAAAATAAACTCCCACATAAATTGGAATGAATTAAAAAATACAACTATGGAAAAAAGAATTGTGGAGTGGTCAACAAAACCACCTTTAGCTTTAAATTTAGAAAGATTAAAAGAAATAATAAATTGGGGAAATGATAGCAAAATGTTATTTATAAAGTACGAAGAATTTTGTATATCTCCTGAAAGTGAAATCAAAAGAATTTACGACTTTTTAGAAATTCCTTATTTTTTACATGATTTCAAATCAGTAGAAAAAACAACTATAGAAAACGACATGTTACACTTTGCTAGTCATAAAATAAAAAGCAAAGTCTCTGTAAATGAAACAAAAGCCGAAGAAATCATAGGCAAAGAGGCTTGTAATTGGATATATAAAAATCATCAATGGTACTTTAAAAAATTTAATTATGCAATCTGCTGAAATAATTAATCCATTTAAGCCCTTCATATTCAAATTAAATTTTGAATTTGATTGGAATATTTTGAAACCAATATGTGAAGATATTATTGTGGATGAAGGTGCTCGTTCTACATCACAAAAAAACTTTGCTAAACCTCATAATATAAAAGATTTTAAACCATATTATGATTGGTTGAAGCCATGGGTTGATAATTTAGCTAATATCAAAATGGCTTTTAATGAATATCAAATGAGATATTATGTTACCGATAGTTATGTAAATGTTCATAAAAGTAATGCTCAAGCTAATGAACATAATCATGCTTGTAATTCTATTGTGGTAGCTGCTTATTTATACATGCCCGATAATGGTGGTTATTTTCAAGCTAAAGACCCTTTAGAATATCACAAATCTAATTTGCCAATTAGTAACGAAAATATTTGGAGTACTTTACCTACAAAAACAAATGATGTGTTGGTCTTTCCTTCATGGCTTCAACACAGAACACAGCCTAATATATCAAATGAGGATAGATGGGTATTGACTACAAATTTTTCTCACAAATTTTAATTTAGATTATGAAAGAAAGTAATCAAGTATCAGTTTTAAATCCACATTCAAGCTATATGTATAAACTACATTATGAATTTGATTGGGACTTATTAGCTCCAATTTGTCATGAATTAATTTCAACAACTCCACAAGGATTATCATTAGTTGTTAATGGACATACTTCTCATCAAAATAAAAAACAACCTCATAAAATTAAAGAATTTACACCATATTTTGATTGGTTAAAATTTATGGTTACAGAAGTTGCGACAAAGGGCATGGGATATTCAAAAAACTTTCATGATTATAGAATAAAAAATAGTTGGGTTAATGTACATGAAAAAGATGGTATAACTACAGCTCATAATCATTCAAATACTTTTATGGTAGCTGCTTCTTATTTGAACATGCCTGAGAATGGTGGATTTTTTGAATGTAAAGACCCGCTTGAATATGTTAAAGGAGAATATTATTATGATGACCCTATGTGGATGTGGAAACAAATACCTACAATATCAGGAGATGTTTTAATATTCCCTGCATGGCTTAGACATAGAACTCAAATAAATCAATCAAATGAAAAAAGATGGGTATTAACTACAAACTTTTCTCAAGAATTTAATCCAAACAAGTTTTGGGATGACCCAAATTATGATACAGAAAAAATTATATAAATGAAAAATATATGTTTAGAATTGAGTGAATGTAATGGATTAGGAGACTTAATATGTGCAACTCCTGCTATTAAAAAAATAAGTGAAGCTTATGATACAAAAATATTAGTCATTTCAAAAATGCCTGAAGTTTTTAAAAATAATCCTTATGTGGAAAGAAGTATAAAATCTTCTAGCGTTGATATGGGATATGTTAAAGACAATTATATAGTGCATAATTCTTTTTATAATGTCGGTAGTAAAAATGAAAGGGGCGTAGAATACAAGCATAACACAATAGATATTAGACAATTTCATGCTATCAATCTTGGTTTTATGCTTGGCAAAGATGAAATGGAATGTTTTTATATACCAACTGAAGAATGTTCTTTTGAAATACCTAAAAAACCTTACATTTTAATACATCCTGTAAGCACATGGCCTTCAAGAACTTGGTCTGCTAAAAATTGGATGAATTTAACAAAAGAATTAAATGATAAGGGGTACGATGTAGTATCTATTGGAAAGGATTCTTCTGAAACAGGATTTTTTAATGTTCAAAAACCTGTTTTTAATTTTGAGATTGAAAAGGGTTTAAATTTAATGAATAAAACTTCTATTTCTGATTGTTGGCACCTTATGATTAATGCTGCTGCATTTGTAACGATGGATAGCGGATTATTACATTTAGCAGGTACTACAGATGTTCCAATTATTCATTTAGGTTCATCAATAAAGCCTGAATTTAGAATACCTTATAGAGACAATAGACAAGATTATAAATACGAATATGTAAGAGGTGGATGTAATTTAGAATGTGCTTCTAACATGAAATATGGTGTTGAAACATGGGGAAACATACAAGGTGTACAACCATTAATAGGATGCTGTGAAAATAAAGAAAGTTACGAATGTCATCCATCAGTAAAACAAGTATTAGATAAATTAATAGAAATGATATGAAAAAAAAGCTACTAATTATTACGCCACATTTAAGTACAGGTGGAGCTCCACAGGTTACAGTAAACAAAATTTCATTAATAAAAGAAGATTTTGAGATTAAAGTTATTGAACATGCTTTTGTTGCTTGGGCCTTCGTAGTTCAAAGGAATAGAATTATTGATTTAGTTGGAGAACAAAACTTTCATTCTTTAGGAGAAGATAAGTATAGTGAACTTATGCAAATTATGCAACAGTTCAATCCTGATGTAGTATCTATGGAAGAGTTTCCTGAAATGTTTATGGATGATAAAATGTCTAGCTTTTTATATTCAGAAACAAGAAGTTGGAAAATAGTAGAAACTACGCATGATAGCAGTTTTAACCCCATAAACAAAAAATGGATGCCTGACAAGTTTGTATTTGTTAGCCCATATAATATGATGAAGTACGACCACTTAAATGTACCTCAAGAGATTATTGAATATCCAATTGATGCTAAAACTTCAGATAAAAGGATTGCAAGAGAGAAATTAGGACTTGAGCATGATTACAAACATGCGGTAATAATAGGCTTATTTACACCTAGAAAGAATCAGAAATACGGCTTTGAAATGGGAGAAAAGCTAAAAGACTATAAAATAAAGTTTCACTTCTTAGGAAATCAAGCAGGTAATTTTGAGAGCTATTGGAAACCAATGATGGATAATAAGCCCGAAAACTGCGTTATTTGGGGAGAAAGAAGCGATACAGAGGACTTTATTAGGGCGGCTGACCTTTTCTTCTTCCCTTCTAAAGGAGACCGAGGAAATAAGGAATTAAACCCTATTGTAATAAAAGAAGCTGCAGAGTATAAGCAAATACCTAAGCTAATATATAACCTAGATGTTTATTTAAACAGATGGAACGGATATGAAGATTTTCATTATTTAACAGGTAATCTTACTGAAGATGCTGACAAAGTTATAGAACTGACTCAAGCAAAACCTACTAATAACAAAAGAGAAGTCATTATTGTGGGTACATGGCCTAATTTGGATAGCAGAGTACAACTTACAAAAGATACTATTAATAGCTTAAAGCCATTGGGTAGAAAGATTATGCTTTTATCACATTACCCTGTTGATGAAGATATTCAAAAAATGGTTGACTACTATATATACGATGAGCATAACCCATTGACTCATCATTCATATTATACAAGATTTTATAGATTTACAGATGACTACCATGCTGAAATTAACATTAATGGGTTAAAAAACAGCAATCAATCGTTAACCGTATTAACAAACCTATTTAACGGAGCAAAAGCTGCCAAAGCATTAGGATATGAAGCTTTCTTTTATACTACTTATGATGTTGTTTTAGACCCTAGGGATATAACAAATATTGAGAAAGCATTTGATATTGATGCAAAAGAACCATACATGTATAAGGCTTATCTAGGTAGCTTGAACACTCCTTTTGGGAAAGGTATACAAACGAATGGAATGGCTTTTAGTGTTGATTTTTTCTTAAATACTTTTGATGATGTAAGGACTGCAGAAGAGTACAATAATATTTGTCAAAATATTGGTGCTCAAAACTTCCTTGAAGATTATTTACTTAAAAAACTAAAAGGCCTAGAAAAAGAATATTTTATTGAGCATAACGATGAAGAAACCCTTTTAAAGCATAGTGGATTAGGTGTAGCATCAAACTCTGAATATTATTCAATTATACCTATTGTAGGAAAGCCTAATAACTATATGTTCTATTTCTTTACTTACAATGTAGATAGCAGAAAGGTTAATATTACTATGCGTGAAGGAGGACAAGATTTTTTCATATACAGATGGCAAATTGATAAAAGCAAAGAGTTTAAAAAAGAATTTGAATACAAAGGTCGTGAAATTGAAGTAGAGCTTGATTTTTATGATGGAGATAGAATATATAAAAATGAAAAGCATGTTTTAAATGATAAAACCCTTCATAAATACGAGCATACAGGACATTATAAGATTAAAAATAGAAAACCTAAAATTAGATTAGTTCACTTACAAACAACTAGAAATGACGAAAGAGAACAAAAAAGTAGAGAATCCCTCAATCATGTGGCCAACTACGGGTGGGAATATATCTTACACACCAATATCCCCTATGGAGACTTGCCACCTAAGTACAACTGCCAACGACCAAACTGCGTTTCAATGGACCTCTTCAATGACGAGCAAGTTCGTGAATTGGGGACCGCACTTACTCCTTCACATTACGGATGCTTCGAATCATTTAAAAATGGAATTATGAGTGAATTTGATGACAGTATTGATTTTCTTATAGTTTGCGAAGGGGACTGTATTATTGAAGTGCCTATACACGAATTTGTAGAGAAAGTTGAAAAGTCTTATCAAATTATAGAAGATAATAAAATAGGTTATATGTCTTTTGGGGATGTAAAAACATTGGAACATGGTTGGTTACAATCTCCTGTTAGAGAAGTTGTTCCTGACCAAGATTTATTATTTATTACCGACCATATTATTGGACTACAATGTATTGGCTTTCCAAAAAGCGTTAAAAAATGGCTTTTAGAAAGATTAAGAACTGAAAAATGGGATGCCGCAGATATGTTTTTTAACCATATTTTTTACGGAAGTCCTCATAAGTTTGGTATTGTGCATAACAGATTAACAACACAAGCTGAAGGATTTTCATTAATTGACAAACAAGAAAAGAAATTTATATGAGAATAGCACAAGTTATAAGTAGCAATTTGCCTATTTTACCGACAGGTCAAAGAGGATGGGGAGCAACTGAATTAATTATGGATGAGTATACTAAAAACTTTAGAATACTAGGAAATGAAGTAGACTTATTATATTTAAACAATGTTCAACCTAAAATGTATGACATAGTTCACATACATGTGGCAAACCTTTGTATTGAAGCACATAAAAGGGGTATTGAGTATGTATATTCTACACATGACCATCATAGCTACCATTATGGGAAAAATAGTAGTAACTATAAAGAGCAATTGGAAGCAATGAAAAAATCTATTTTCTCTTTAGCTCCTGCTGAATATGTAGTTGACTATTTTGATGATACAGATAAGTTATTTTATTTATCACATGGCGTAGATATTAATTATTATACACCAACTAAAGCATTTTATTCTGTTAAAAATGAACCCGTAGTACATAAGCTATTGATGTGTGCTAACAATGGAGTTGCAGGGGATTATGGAGCAGACAGAAAGGGTTTTAGATATGGTATTGAAGCTGCTAAAATGTTAAACCTTCCAATTACTATAGTTGGTGCAGATGCTAATACTAAATTTTTTGAAATACACAAAGATTTATTACAATATGATAAATTGACTGTTATTGACACAAATCCAAATGAAGAAGAAAAGTTAAAGATTTTTCAAGACCATACTATTTTCTTACATCCATCTAATCTTGAATATGGACATCCTAATTTGACTTTACTTGAGGCTGCTAGTGTTTGTATGCCTATGGTGGCTACATATAAAGGAAGTAAGGATATTGCAGGTTTAGTTAAAATAAATGAATTATCAAATAGTAGTGTAGTTGCAGGTATTCAGGTTGTTATGAACGATTACGAAAGAATGATTGATAATATGGCTAAAGAGAGAAGTTCATATAGTTGGTTAAATGTATGTAAAAAGTTAGAAAAAAAATATAATGCAGTACAGCAATTTCAAAATTATGATTCAGGTAAGATTAGAGAAAAATATGTTAATGTATATCAAAATATTTAATTTATGAGAGTAGAATCAGTAATAATATCAGATTTCTATAACAATGTTGATGAAGTTAGAGAATTTGCTCTTTCACAAGAATTTGGAGTGAAAGGTAACTTCCCTAGTTTTAGAACTAAACCATTCTTAAATGATAATATCAAAAAAGTTATAGAAGATACTATTCAACCATTATCAGGAAATATTACTTGGCTAGTAGATGAATATACGGGGGCTTTTCAATATACAACTGCTGAAAATAGGTCATGGTTACATGTAGATGGTACAGATTGGGCAGGAGTTTGCTATTTAACACCTGATGCTCCATTATCAGGAGGTACAGGTTTATTTAGGAAAAAAACAAAAGAAATATCTCATTTTTCTGCAGATTTTTATGATATGACACAATGGGAACTTGTAGATAGAATAGGTAACCTATACAATAGACTTATTCTATATAGAGGAGACTTATATCATACTTCTCTTGATTATTTTGGTAGAGATTTACAAACAGGAAGATTATTTCAAACATTCTTTTTTAATACAGAATTTTAATTATGATAACTTACAACATCCACCATGTAAATGGACTTTACTTTGAAATTACTGATGACGAAGGTAAAAATAGAGAATACGATATTACATTCTATAATAGGAAAGAGTCTAAGAACATATATGATACTAAATTAAAAGTAGGTTCATGGGCTAGATTAGATAGAAAATACCTCTCAGATGTGGCCGTAATGGTTAAATATGAAGGAAGAGTAATTAAGCAAATTAACTTTTTAGATGAGATTAAAGGTAAAAGAGTATTTATATCTTTTGAGAGCAAAGCTTTAGGAGACACTTTAGCTTGGATGCCTTACTGTGCTGAATTTGCCAAGTATTATCAATGTAAAGTAGTTGTATCAACTTTTAAAAATTTCCTTTTTGAGAATCAATACCCTGAATTAGAGTTTGTAGGTAGAGGAGAGGTTGTAAATAACATAGTTGCTATGTTTGAGTTAGGTTGGTATTGGGAGACTAACAAAGAACCTGTAAACCCTATATTGATTCCGTTACAGAAATCAGCTACTAATATACTTAATTTGCCCTATCAGGAATTGATACCTAATTTGGATTTTACCCCAAAAGAGAGGCCTTATGAGCAGAAATATGTTTGTATTTCAATACATTCTACTGCACAGCTTAAATATTGGTATTATTGGCAGGAATTAATAGATTGGCTAGTTTCAGAAGGATATAAAGTAATTGAAATTTCAAATCAAGATACTTTAGACTTAAATAACATAGACTTATTAAAAGATAGGTCGATGGAAAACACAATGAATGTAATTCATCATTCTGAGTTCTTTATTGGGCTTTCAAGCGGACTTGGATGGTTGTCATGGGCTATGCGTAAAAAAGTCTTTATGATAGCTAATTTTACCAATGCTGACCATGAATTTAGTCATAACACTATTAGAATTACAAATGAGGCTGTTTGTCATGGATGTTGGCATAATCCTTTATTTAGATTTAATAAAGGCGATTGGAACTATTGTCCTGAGCATGAAGATACACCAAGACAATTTGAGTGTCATAAATCAATTAGTGCTCAAAAAGTAATTAATTTAATTAAGCAAAATAGATAATATGAAAGGCGAAATTATTTCAATGTTCCCTACTTGTTTATTATTAAATAATATAGATAGAGAATTTAATGAAGACGAAATAAATTGTATTTTAGAATATAAAGATGGTGTTCGTGAAAACACAGGCAATATTACTACTGACGATGTTTTTGTATTAGAAAACCCAAGATTATCAGATTTAAAAAAATTAATTAATGAAGCTTTAAATGACTATTTAAAACAAATATATCATCCCATAAATAATGTTAAATTATTATCAACTATTTCATGGCTAAATTTTACAGATAAAACTCAATATCATCATAAACATTACCATCATAATAGTATTGTAAGTGGATGCTTGTACATAAATGCTAAAAGAGAATCAGATTGTATTTTTTTTACAAAAAGAGCCACAGGGGAAAATTGGCAATTACAAGCTAATAACTATAATGCTTTTAATTCTAATGAGTTTACTTTACCTGTACATACAGGAGATTTAGTATTATTCCCATCTAATTTAATACATAGCGTTCCTCAAACTGACCATGACTACACTAGAATTAGTCTTGCATTTAATTCTTTCTTTTCAGGAGAATTGGGATTCATTGATGGAGCTATGAAAGGAATTAATTTTTTAAAAATTCAATTACCAAACCAACAATAATTTATGGAAAAAGGATTTATATTGCCAATATTCCCAACCGTAATAACAATGAATAAAATCTATAGGCCTTTTACTCAAGAAGAGCTTGATTTTATGCTTTCATTTAAAGACAAAGTTCGTGAAAATCAATCTAATACAGAAGATATATATATACTTGAAAATCAAAAGCTTTTGGATATTAAGAAATTATGCGAAAATGCTTTGAACGATTATTTGTTACAAGTTTATGACCCAATAAACCCAAATAACATTAGTTTAAAAATAACCCATTCTTGGCTTAATTTTACTAAAAAAGGTCAGTTTCATCATCCACATACTCATCATAATAGCATTTTGTGTGGATGTCTTTATGTCAATGCTACTAAAGACAAAGATACAATAACATTTACAAAAATGGATTCAGGAGAAAATTGGCAGATACAAACTAATAATGAAAATAGTATAAATAGTAACCAATTTACAATATCAGTTGAAACAGGGGATATTATTATTTTCCCATCAAATTTAACTCATACCGTTCCAACAATAGAAACAGATGGCAGAGTTTCTTTAGCTTTTAACTCTTTCTTTTCAGGAAATATCGGTTTTATAGAAGGACCATTGAAAGGAATTAATTTTTTAAAAATAGATTTACCAAACCAAAAACAATTTAAACCTTTATAGTATGCAATACATGATACATTCATTATTTCCTACTCCTATTGTAAAAACTAATTTTAATAGAGAATTTACATTAGAAGAATTAGATATAGTCTTTTCAGAAAAAAAAGGCCATAGCGTTGGTAATAGTAGCTCAAATAATAGAAGGATTTTAGAAAACCCTGCTTTTATTGAAATTAAAAAATTTTCTCAAGATTGCTTAGATTTATGGGTTGATAAAATAATAGCACCTGCTTATGAAAATTCTGTAAAATTAAAAATTACGCAGTCATGGTTGAATTATACCGATAAAAAAGGACATCATCATTTACACTATCATCCAAATAGCGTTATAAGTGGCGTTATATATATACAAGCAACTGAATTTAAAGACCAAATTGAATTTCAAAATACAGATATAAACCCATGGCATATTCATACAGAAACATCAAATGCTTTTAATAGTAATTTATATCATGTACCTGTAAAAACAGGAGATGTTGTATTATTTCCATCTACTATTTATCATGGTGTACCTGAAGTACAAGGAGATAAAACTAGAATAAGTTTAGCTTTTAATTCTTTTTGGGTTGGGGGAATTGGATATTCCAATGATGAGACTAACTACTTAGAAATTAAAGATATATACTAGTTATTTATAATGTTCCCCACCTAACCATAACACTAGAGACTTTCTTACTCCTTTAGTAATAGGTGTAACCCTGTGCATCATATATGAAGGGAATACAACTGTAAGCCCTTTCATTTTCATTATTGATTCTGAATTTTCAGGATTTCCACCTTTAAAATATTGTAACTCCCCTCCTTCATACTCACTAGGGTCTGATAGTTGTACTACCATAGAAACTTTTCTTTTTGACATTAACCCATTTCCTATATCTTGATGCCATCCATAATGTCCTTCTTGAGTAGCATGGTATTCTGTATATTGAATATTATCTATAACTGAATATAAATCAAAATTCCAACTATTTTTATTAGCTTCAGATGCTAATTCCATTAGTTTAAAATATAACCAACCAAAACCATCATTTTTTGGAATCCATTTAACATTAGATGACCTTATTTCTTTATTAAATTTACCTTCTCCTGCAACAAGAGCTTCATGGTATGGTAACTTTTCTACTAAACTAAAAACTTTATCTATTTCTTGTTGATTTAAACCGATTTGAAAATAGTAATAATTTACCATATCACATTCTGCGGTTTCAAAGATGGGTTGGATTTGCATGGTTATTTTTTAAATTTTATTTTTTATTTTTATGAGTATAAGTCCTCTTTTGCTTTTAATTTAATATCCAATTCTTGAAGGGCTTTTATTAGTACTCCCATACTTGAAGATATTATAATTCTGTCATGGGTAGTACCTGCAATTTCTTCAGGTGTGTCTTCTGCAATGAAACCATATTTAGTTTCTCCTTCCATTGTATCAATATCAAATTCATAACTAACAATTTTAGTTGCGTTAAGAATATTTAATGCTGATTTAGTAAAAGGTTGAATATCATATTTTAATTCTTCAGTTGATGTAGGAAAAAAGTTTGGAGAACCTATTCCTCCATTAGTACTTTTCCACTCATTTGGAGCTGTAATAAAATTAATACCACTATTGCTTCTAGCTCCTTGACCATCATACGCTTGTGCTTGAGTTGCATAATATAATTGGTTCCAAAAACATTGATTAAATGTCATAGGAGAAGCTTGATTCAAAGTTTGATTATTACTATTTGCGGGGCCTGTTGGACCTGTTGGACCTGTAGGGCCTGTAATAACTGAACCTGCGGGACCTTGACCACCTGCGGGACCTGTTGGACCTGCGGGACCTTGACCACCATTTACACCTGATGAACCCGAAGTACCATTCGAACCTGCAGCACCTGTTGGACCTTGTGGACCTTGTGCACCCGTAGGGCCTTGAGCACCACTTGTACCTGATGACCCTGATGTTCCTGAAAGACCACCTACACCGCTTGAGCCTGAAGTTCCTGATGTACCACTTGAACCTGATGTAGCATTAGAACCATTAGTTCCTGCTGTACCATTTGAGCCTGAAATATTACTAATATTACTAATTCCATTTGTACCTGATGTTCCTGAAGTAGCTGCAGAACCATTTGTTCCCGATGTACCACTTGAGCCTGATAAATCACTTAATCCTGAAGTACCTGCAGAACCATTCGTTCCTGAAGTACCACTTGATGCTGAATTTCCGCTTGTTGAGTGTTGACCACTTGTGCCATTAGTTCCTGAAATATTACTTGTTCCGTTTGTCCCATTCTCTGCAGCTAAAGATACAGTCCATTGTGAAAAAGTACCACTACCTACACTTATAGAAGGAGTTAATACCATAATACCCGTTCCTGCATTATAAGAAACTACTCTTCCTACGAAGTAGTTTAATTCATCATAAGTAACTTGTACAAAATCATTTGTCCTAAAACTAAGGTTTGTACTACAAGTAAGTGTTATATTAGAATAAGCCATTAATTTAGAGGTATTATTTTTTGTCCATTTGTATTATAATCAACAATAGTTGGAGTCTTTTTTTTCATTACTAATTTATTAAGCTCTTGCTTTCTCCAATCCATATTTCTTCCTCTTTCATTTTCTCTAGCTTCTACCCATCTAATAATTAAACTATGATTTTGTATTAATTCCTCAAAAGGTAAAAAACCATCATTAGGATTAAATCTTAAAGTAGTAACATCTTCTATGCTAGATTCATACTCTCCTGTTTCATCTACTATTTTTCCCCATAATTTCCAATGTACCCTATATAATACATTTTCTCTACCATTAGAAGTAGGTTGTACTTGAAGTCTTAAAATTTCCCAACGGTAAGTTATAGCCATAATATTGTTATTTATTTTACAAATTTATAATTTTTTCGTCTAATTCTTGAACTGCTTTTATAGCAATTGCTATAGTTGAGTTAATCTCCATCATATCTTGTTTAGAGCCTGATAATTCTTTTGGTGTATTATCTGCAATAAATCCTATTTTAGGGATTTCACTTTGTTCTAAATCATCTAAATCATACTTATACGATACTATATCTGTTTGCTTAATAATATCTATAGCAGATTTTGTAAATGGCTCAATATTCTTTTTTACCTCTTGAGTAGAAGTACCAAAAAAATAAGCAGCACCCACCGCACCATAAGTATACCAATTAGCAGAATCGCCTATCCAACCATGCGGTAAATAGTCAAATGCAGCATTAAATTGAGCACCGTCAGCAACATAAAATATAGGAGCATATAATGGACCTGCACCTTCCATAGAATAAAATGAAACATTACTATTTGTATTCAAAGCCTGATTATAAACTGTTTGAGGACCTTGTGCTCCTGTAGGACCTGTTGGACCTGTTGGACCTGTTCTTGAAGGACCTTGAGGGCCTGTTGGTCCCTGACCACCTGCACCACCTTGTGCTCCTGTTGGACCATTTACTCCTGAAACACCTGAAGAACCTGCTACTCCTGTTGGACCTTGTGGACCTTGTGCACCTGTTGGACCTTGTGGACCATTAACTCCGCTTACTCCACTACCACCACTTGCACCGTTTGTTCCACTAGAAGCACTTGTGCCTGAAGTTCCTGATGAACCTGATAAATTTGCAATACCCGATGAACCTGAAGTTCCTGATGTCCCTGAAGAACCACTTGTTCCTGATGAACCTGAAGTTCCATTTACTGTTGATAATTGAGAAAGTCCACTAGAACCACTTGAAGCTGAAGTTCCATAAGTACCTGTAGAACCTGAAGTTCCTGATAATGAAGATGTGCCACTTGTTGCACTTGTACCTGAACTACCATCCGTTCCCGAAGTTCCTGATGAAGCACTTGTACCATAAGTACCGCTTACACCTGAAGTTCCACTAGAACCACTTAATCCTGTTAATGAAACTATCCAATCACTATAAGTTCCGCTACCAACAGATTTTGTTGGAGTTACCGTCATAGCACCTGTTGACGAATCATAAGATACTACAATTCCAATAATATAATTATCAGCATCATAGCTTAATTGCACATTATCACCTGTTACAAAAGCTAATCCTGTTGTTGTTGTTATGTTTATATTAGCGTATGGCATTTTTCTTATTTTGTAAAGCTATTATTCTATTGTCAATTTCTTGTATCGCTTTTAAAATAACACTCAAAGTATTGGTATTATCCATTTTATCATGCTGTTCTGTTGCTAATTCAGCAGGAGTATTTTCTGCAATAAATCCAATTAAAGTTACATCATCATGTACTCCTGAATCAAGTTTATAACTAACTATTTCTGTTCTATTTAAAATATCCATAGCCGATTTTACAAAGGGCTGAATATCTTTTTTTAATTCTCTTAAAGATGGATTATAGAAATAAACACCACCTAAAGCAGCATTAGTTGCCCATCCAAACCCAAATCCTTGCCAAGTAGGAGCAACATTACTAGCAATTCCTTTACCTTGGTCTCCTGCTGTATAATATCTACCATAAGTAAATAAATATTGGCTTCCTGTTAAAGTACCAAATACTATAGGTCCTGCACCAACATTTAAGTTTTGGTTATAACTTGCTGAACTACCTGTTGCACCTGTACCACCTTGACCACCTGTAGGAGCTGAAGCAGGTTGAATACCTTGTGGACCTGTAGGGCCTTGTGGACCTTGTGCTCCTGTAGGGCCTTGAGCACCACTTGAACCTGAAGTACCTTTTGCTCCTGCGGGACCTTGACCACCTGCAGCTCCTGTTGGACCTTGTGCTCCTGTTGGACCTGTAACGCCCGATGAACCTGAAGTTCCTGATGTCCCTGAAGAACGACTTATTCCTGAACCTCCTGCACTTGCATAAGCTCCAATTGAACCTGAAGTTCCTGAAGTACCGCTTCTTGCTGATACTGCGTTTGTACCTGAAGTACCACTAGTACCATTTGAACCTGTTTGCCCTGCAGTTCCTGAAGATGCAGATGTTCCTGCAGAACCTGAAGAAGCAGATGTGCCTGAAGTTCCGTTAGAACCGTTAGTTCCATTAGTACCATTAGTCCCACTAACACCTGAAGTACCATTTGTACCTGCAGACCCTGCTGCTGAACTGTTTCCTGAAGTACCTGAAGTACCGCTAGAACCATTATAACCAATTAAACTAACTGTCCATGTATTATACGAACCTGCATCCCCTGAATAAGTTAAGGGCGTAATAACTAAATCTCCCGTTGTCGAGTTATATGAAACTACTTGTCCGTATATTGATACATTTGGTGGACTAGTTGCAGTTACAAAATCATGCGTTTTGAATAATAAATTCGGTTGAATTTGAAATGTTATATTGGAATATGTAGGCATATTTTTTTCAATTTTTTATGGTTTTTTTTAAGCTGCTGTTGTTGTTGTAGTTGTAGTGCTTGTAGTAGTAGCTTCAGCTAAAGGTAATGTTTCACTTGAACCTGATGTACCTGAATACACAGAAGTTGCACCTGAAGTTGCAGAAGTACCTGTTGTACCTGCTGTACCTGCAGTTCCACTTGTACCTGAAGTGCCTGTTGTACCGCTTGAGCCATCTGTACCTGTTGTTCCTGAAGTACCGCTAGTACCTGTTGTACCGCTTGAGCCATCTGTACCTGCTGTTCCTGAAGTACCGCTAGTACCTGTTGTACCGCTTGAACCTGAAGTTCCTGCTGTTGCATCTTGACCTGAAGTTCCTGCTGTTCCTGATGAGCCATCTGTTCCGCTTGTACCTGTCGTACCCGAAGTACCTGAAGTACCGCTTGTACCTGAACTACCACTTGATGCTGAAGTACCGCTTGTACCTGAGCTACCTGAAGTACCTGATGTTGCATCCTGACCTGAAGTACCTGATGTTGCATCTTGACCTGAAGTACCTGCTGTTGCAGCCGTACCACTAGAGCCTGATGTACCTGATGTACCATCTCCTCCTGAAGCACCCGCAAGGTTTACTTGCCAAGAAGAATAAGTACCTGAACCAATAGGGTCAACTACTGTAAATGTCATTATACCCGTAGCTGAAGAATATGAATTTACATCAGCAATAACATAGTTAGCAGCATCATAAGCAATTAATACAGATTGTGCTGTTGTCCATTGTAGACCTGTACCAATTGTTATTGTACCTGATGAACCTATTCCGCCAATTAAATATGTGCTTATTGAAGCTGACTTATATCTATCTCCTGATAAACCTGCAGTTCCTGCTGAACCTGAAGTACCTGATGTACCATTAGTTCCTGATGAACCACTAGTTCCTGCTGTTGCATTTTGACCTGAAGTACCACTAGAGCCATCAGTACCTGTTGTACCACTAGAGCCATCGGTAGCTGAAGTTCCGCTTGTAGCTGAAGTACCACTTGTTCCTGATGTTCCTGAAGAACCATCTGTAGCTGAAGTACCACTTGTACCTGTTGTTCCTGATGTTCCTGAAGAACCATCTGTTCCTGATGTAGCATCTTGTCCACTAGTTCCACTTGAACCATCAGTACCTGTAGTTCCTGCTGTACCTGCTGTACCATTTGTTCCTGAAGTACCTGCTGTTCCTGATGAACCACTTGAAGCTGAAGTACCTGAAGTACCACTAGTACCTGTTGTTCCTGCTGTACCTGAACTACCATCTGTACCATTTGTTCCTGAAGTACCTGCAGTTCCACTAGACCCGTTAGTTCCACTAGTACCTGAAGAGCCATTTGTACCACTAGAACCATCAGTACCTGAAGTACCGTCTATTCCACTAGTTCCACTTGAACCGTCTGTTCCTGTAGTTCCTGAAGTACCGTTAGAGCCATCAGTACCTGAAGTACCATCTATTCCACTAGTTCCACTTGAACCGTCTGTTCCTGTAGTTCCTGAAGTACCATCTATTCCACTAGTTCCACTTGAACCGTCTGTTCCTGTAGTTCCTGAAGTACCGCTTGAACCTGAAGTTCCGCTTGTACCTGTCGTACCTGAAGTACCTGAAGTACCGCTTGAACCTGAAGTTCCTGCTGTTGCATCAATACCTGAAGTACCTGCTGTTGCTGAAGTTCCACTAGAACCATCTGTACCTGTAGTTCCTGAAGTACCACTTGAACCGTCTGTTCCTGAAGTACCATCAACACCTGCTGTACCTGAAGAACCGCTAGAACCTGAAGTTCCATTTGAACCATCAGTACCGCTAGAACCTGAAGTTCCGCTAGAGCCACTAGAGCCACTTGAACCTGAGCTACCTGAAGTACCATTTGTACCTGAAGTACCATCTCCTCCTGATGCACCCGCTAAGTTTACTTGCCACGCACTATAAGTACCTGAACCTACTGTGTCTATAGGTGCACTATAAGTTAATTGACCATTACCTGAATTATAAGCAATTACCTCTGATATTTGATAGTTTGCACCATCATAAGCTATTATTACTGATTGAGCTACTGAATAAGCCAATCCTGTATTAACAGTTATTGCTCCACCAACTCCTAAAGTAGCTGTACTTGTAGAAGCTGTTCTATATCTATCTCCTGAAATACCCGCAGTACCCGCAGTACCTGTAGTTCCTGATGAACCTGAAGTTCCTGAAGAGCCATCTGTACCACTAGAACCTGAAGTTCCGTTAGTACCTGATGAACCTGAAGTTCCTGAACTTGCTGAAGTACCGCTAGTTCCTGTAGTGCCTGAACTACCATCTGTACCGCTAGTACCCGTAGTTCCTGAGCTTCCTGAAGTTCCTGTTGTACCCGTAGTTCCTGAAGTTCCTGAGCTTCCATCTGTACCTGAAGTTGCACTAGTTCCGCTTGAACCATCTGTACCACTAGTTCCACTTGAACCATCTGTACCTGAAGTTCCGTTTGTTCCACTTGTTCCGCTTGAACCGTCTGTTCCTGAAGTTCCTGAGCTTCCGTCTGTACCGTTTGTACCACTAGAACCTGAAGTTCCGTTTGTACCCGATGTACCACTAGAGCCATCAGTACCTGAAGTACCGCTTGAACCATCAGTACCTGAAGTTCCATTGACACCTGAAGTTCCATCTGCTGCACTAGTACCACTAGAACCATCAGTTCCTGTTGTACCACTAGAACCTGAACTTGCACTTGTACCACTTGTTCCTGTAGAGCCTGAAGTACCATTTGTTCCTGAAGAACCTGATGTTCCTGAAGAACCATCTCCACCCGCAGAACCTGATAAGTTTACTGTCCAAAAATTATATGTACCCGAACCAACGAATGTAGTTGCATTAAATACAAATATACCTGTGTTTGAGTTATAAGATACAACATCTCCAAATTGGATGTTGTTAATATCGTATGCGATTGTTACGGCTTGTCCTATTGAGTAAGCAAGTCCTAAACCAATTGTAATTGTAATTTGTCCTGAACCTGCTAAAGTAAATTCAGTAATTGAAGTTGTTTTATATCTATCTCCTGATAAACCTGCTGTTCCTGCTGAACCTGAAGTTCCTGAAGTTCCTGCTGAACCACTAGTTCCTGCTGAACCTGAAGTTCCTGCTGAACCTGAAGTTCCATTTGTTCCCGAAGTACCTGAAGTACCTGCTGTTGCATCTTGACCACTAGTTCCTGCAGTTGCATCTTGACCTGAAGTACCACTAGAGCCATCTGTTCCACTTGTACCATCCACCCCACTAGTTGCTGAAGTTCCTGCTGAACCTGATGTACCTGAAGTACCATTAGAGCCATGAGTTCCTGAAGTACCACTAGAGCCACTTGTTCCTGCTGTTGCATCTTGACCACTTGTACCTGCAGTCGCATCTTGACCTGAAGTACCGCTAGAGCCATCAGCACCTGCTGTACCCGAAGAGCCACTAGAACCATCTGTTCCTGTTGTACCGCTTGAACCTGAAGAACCTGCAGTACCGCTAGAACCTGAAGATGCCGAAGAACCGCTAGAACCTGAAGTTCCTGCTGTTGCATCAACACCACTAGTGCCTGAACTACCTGATGAACCTTCACCACCGCTTGTACCACTAGAGCCATTATTTCCTGAAGAGCCTGATGTACCACTAGAACCTGCAGCACCACTTGTACCTGCAGAACCACTAGTTCCTGATTGAGGCGTTATACCTGAAGTTCCTGATGAACCTGCAGTACCTGCAGTAGAATTTCCTGAAGTCCCTGAAGAACCTGCAGCACCACTTGTACCTGCAGTTCCTGTTAAACCTGTAGAGCCTGATGTACCTGAAGTCCCTGATGCACCACTAGTTCCACTAGAGCCATAGCTTATACCACTAGTACCAAGAGTACCTGATGTACCTGAAGTACCTGACACTCCCGATGTACCCGCAGAACCACCTGTTCCTGAGCCACCGCCTGAGCCGCCACTAATAAAACTAAAAGTATCTCCTCCTAAAAATGTACTACTCATTACAAATTATTTAATCAATTCAAGTAAACTAATTTCTTTTATATATTTACCATCTTGATATACGAAATAACGAACTTCATCCTCGTCTTCTCTATCTAGGTAAACACATACTTCTATATTATTTGAGCTCATTCGAGCCTCTAAATTCTCAATAATTTTTTTGATTTGAGGGGGAACTAAAACAGTATATCCCTTCATATCAAAAGCTTTAACATTTAGTATCTCTTTGATATTAGTTTCCCTTAATGGAGCATGGTCTTGACAATACATATAACCAACTTCTCGTTCAGAGGTCAAATTCAAAAGAAAAGAGACATCTAATTGTTCTTTTTTATTTTCTTTTGCGAATCTTTTTATGGCTTTGTTAAAAATTGTTCTTGTTTCCGATAAGATAAAATCTTCCATTTTTATGATTTTTTTTTGTTTAAATATTTTTTATACATCCAAAACAGCTCCTCTAGGTATGCTGCTGTAGACTATATTATCTATAATTTTTGTTCTTTCCCATGTACCCGCAGCAAATTTATTAGCATAAGCAGCAGTCATAGGTCTTAATTTACCTTGATATAAAATAGCAGTTTCTTCCCCGTTTGCTACATAATCCCCGTCATTCAATTCAAATTTCTTACCATCTTTACCAATTCCTTCAGGATATGTATATTTAGTTGTTGTTGCAGGTGCTGCAGTTGGCATAGGAATAGGTGCAGTTGGTGCAGTTGGTTGTTGAGGTGCTACAGGAATATTAGTTGGAAGATTACTTGTAATGTTAGACAAATTTTCTTCTACTAATGAGTTAACATTTAATTTAGAACCACCTTTTGTCTTGTTATATATGTAGTAACCTACAACACCTAAACCTAAAAATAATATAATATTTGTACTTTTCATTTTAATATTTTATTGATATGATAATACCACATCTGCTATTCCACCACCCGCAACGACTACTGTTACTCCATCTATAGGATTTTGAGTAGATGCTGCAGTCAAAGTTACACCTTGTCCTGTTGCAAAAATTACAGTATCAGAAGCAACTCCATTAAAGGTTGCTGTACCTAAAAGATTTACAGGTCCTTGTCTTGCTAAAATTGATACTCTAACAACATTTTGCGTACCTGATATAGTTAGTGTGTCATCAGTAATTGTTTTAGACCATATATTAGTTGCTCCCATTTCTTATTTTTTTAAAAGATTTTTTAATGTGTTTTGATATGTAAATGGAATAGTTGTAGATAAGAAACCACTCTTAACCTTCATATATCCATCTGCTACTATTACAACATCTTTCAATGCTACAGTCAAAGTCAATATATTAACAATATTTTTAATAACTAAGCTAGGGTTAAAGCTAAACTTATAGCTTACCTCGGTTGTTTTAGTTGGCATAATTGTGAACTCACTAGACTCATTAATTGAACCTACTTTAGTTCCATTCATCATTACATCTAAGAAAATTTCAGTAACCTTAGCCTCCACATTAGATGCGTTATAGACTTTTAAGAATATTTCAAGCGTAACATCTTCTTTAGCGATGTTAACAATTTTTAACCCTGATATGGTATATTGAATATCTTTTACAAAGTCTATTTGCTTCTTATAATAACGGAAAAGGGCGTAACCAATTACGCCTAATCCACTAATTATCAATGCGGGTTTTAAGTACTTCATTATTAGTTTCTTCTTAATAAAAGAATTAGAGCAACTACTCCAATTCCACCGTAAATTAATAAATTTTTGTTAGAACCACCAAGTGCATTTTGAACAGAACCTAATGCTCCCTGACCACTTGTTGCAGGTGCGTACAAAGGCTGCCCTGCAGGGGTCCCGAATAGGTCTGTTTTAGCTTGTTGTACACTAGCTTCAGATACATTAGTTAAGGTCTTGATAAGCTCGGCTTTCTTTTGCTCACTTTGAATTTTTTCAGCTATTGCTATACATTGCTTATCTTGTTGTTTCATTTTCATATCAGCCTCTGCAGTTCTAGCTACTCCCAATCTTATTTTCGGGTATTCAGTTACATGTCCTTTAGCCAATCCTAATTGTTTAGTTTCAGCTTCAATATATAATGCTAATTTATCTAAGCTACTTGATAAATCATCACAAGTAGTTTTAGGTAGTTTTTTTACAAAAGCTTCTGCATCATTTTTCGCCTTTTCTTTATTATTTTTGAATGTTTTACTTCCAAAAAGGTTTTCAAACTCTTCATTTATGTCTATTTTTTGGAAAACTTCTTCATTTCCTGCAAAGTTTTTATAGCCTTTATTCTCATCCGTAAAATTATTTAAGTCCCCAAGCCTTCCTACGGCTAAAGCACCTAAATCGTTATTTTCAATCATATCTATTGCCATAGTTAATATTTTTAATCTCTATTTGTTAATGAATTTAATACTAAAACACCAATTAAAGCAATACCACCATACATTAAATATTTTTGTGTATCATCTTGAGTAGCAGGGGTATTAAGAGGGGCAGGAGCAGAACCATTAGATTGAGCTATTGATGTACCTAAAGCTGCAGTATCATATAGTTTTGCATAATCTGTTTGAGGAGGAATAGATGCTTGTGGCAATGGTTGATAAACAGGTGCAGGTGCACTTATTATTGTTGATTGACCACTTGGTAATGTTGGAGCAGGTGCAGGTAATGGCAAACTAGGTAAGTATACGCCACCTTTTGTTGCACATGGAGGATTAACTCCATTAGCTACATCATAAGTACCATCAGCACATTTAATACTTGGTTGTTCGTAATTTTTAACAACTTGAGGTGTAAAAATAATAGCTTGACTAGGTGTTGGTTGTTCGTAATTTTTAACAACTTCAGGTGTAAAAATGACAGATTGACTTGGCGTAGGTGTAGTTGGACTAGGCATTACAGTAGCAGCTATAGAAGGACTTGCTACAGGAGTTATCTTAATTCCTTCAGGAGTATATACAATACCACATGTTAAATCCTTTAAGAAGTTTTGCATTTCATTAACCCAAACTTTTAAAGCATCTGCATTTCTAGCCTTTATACGCCTACCACCCGCAGTAGATGGTCTACTTGCGTTAATTTGAGCTAATTCAGCTTTTGCAGCCTCAATAGTACTCTTCATCAAATTACAATCATTTGTCAAAGGATATTTCCCTGACATAACATTAGAAGCAGCTTCTTTTCTTTGAGCTTCTCCCCCTGTTATATTAGTACCAAATATTTTTATTGCCATAATTAGTCTTTTTTACGCATTAAATTAGAAAATACCACTAACAAAATTACACCCGCAACTCCATATAACAAATATTTAGTTGTATTAGATGTTGCTGCAGGGGCATCCTGTGGTAAAGCATCAGGATTTAAAACTGCTTGTGAACAATCTAAACTCGGTATATACTTCTCAATTTCAATTATTCTTGCTTTTAAAGCAGCAATTTGTCTTGCTCTTACTCTTTTTGTACCCGCATTTCCACCTGATTCAGATTCCATTTGAGCCAAAGCCAATTTTGCAGAATTATTAATTTTTTGCATTTCAAGACAATTTTCAGAAAATGGATATTTTTTCTGCATTTCATCTTCAGTAGACAAAACTCTTTTTCGTTCTGCTTGTTTTGATATGCCAATCCCTGCAAGTGTTAATACACCTGCAACTGCTGCTCCTGTCGCTATCTTTTTGCCCGTAGGTCCTAATTTTGGTAATGCCATTTTTTTTATTTTTTCTTTATAAACATATAATAAGCTGTAAAACCCAATACTGCTGCTAAACCTCCATATAATAAAATTGACTTAGTATTTGAGCCTTGTACTCCGTAGGGAGGAGGATAATCTCCTTGAGTACCTGTTGGTTCTCCATCTACAGGAAGACCTTGACCATTTTCTACTGAATCCGCCAAATCTCTAGCATCAGTTGTTTTAGCAGGAGCATATTTTGGAGTAGCCAATAAGTTACTAGTTAAAGTTGGTGTATTATAAGTAGGTATTTGAAAGCTATAAGGGGTTGTGTTTAATATCTTGTTGCTAGTAATATCACTTAATTTAGTTAATGATGGTGCTGCTATTCTTAAAATATCATTACCACTCATTCCACTTTTTAAATCTTTAATCTTATTTTGTAACTGCATAATTCTATTAGATAAAGCAGTAATGTTTCTTTGTCTAGCTCTTTTATCACTCCCTTTTTCAGGTTGGTAATTTCTTAAACCAACTAACTCTACATTAGCTGCGTTTACAGCAGCTTGTAAATTAGATATGCTATCACTTAAAGGATATTTCTGTGAGTAGCTATCATTTGCTTTCTTTTTTTGTCCATCAAAAAGTCCCATATATTAAAATTTATAAGTTATTCCTTTACTTGCTAATTTATTATTTATTGTTGCAATTTGAGTTGCATCTAATTCACTATTAATCATAGCAGATAATGACATTGGTGGTGTAGAATTACTCCAAAAAGATTCTCTAGGGTCATCTGAGAAAGGGCATCTTACTTTCTTTCTTAATCCAAATACATCTACAAACAATAATATGTCAGCTTGATTTTGTACCTTATCAAATTGAGCATACATTTGTTTTTCTTCAGTACCACAATCATTAGAAGCCGCAACAATAGCATTAGCCATTACCTCAGCAGTACTTCTTGCAATAGTTGGACCTTTCCCTGTTTGAATTTGAGTGTTCAATTCAGAATTTGCATTATTAACTTCAGCTAATGATTCTTCTTTATTTTTTTTAGCTTTAATAGATTTTAAAATAGAAGTAACTGCTAAATAGCCTACAACTAAGCCACCAACAACAACTACACCTTTTGCCCAAGATGGTAATTCTGTATAAACTCTAAGTGCTCCTTTATCTGCCATAACTTTAATTTTTATTCGCCTACTGCGTAGACATCTTTTATTTTATATTCTTCAATGTAATCTTTTATAAACCTATTAATTATATCATATCTTCTTTTGTTCTGCTCCGTTGGATAACCGATAAAGGTATCTATGAAAGCAGAATAGGCCTCTTTGATAGGGTAGCCCAATCCTAAATAAATTGTAAGTCCGTTTAAATCAGCTTCAGTCTCATTAGAAATATCACTATTCAAGTAATAATGGCTAAACTCATGTAATAAGATTGCCATTCTCATTGGAATAGTAAATGGTAAAAATGATTCCCTTGATACTTGTATACGACCATTCTTGGTACTTATACGAGCAGGGGTAGCCATCTTTTCATTTGTTTTGTTGTTTGTTATATAAGGTAAATACTCAATTTTAAAAGCACCTACACTACTTACATAATCTTTTGGAGCCTGAATCCAACCTGCGTTAAATGCAAACTTCTGAGCAAAAGCAACAAAATTTCTAACCAAAGAATTGTCCATTTTTGTTTGAGACAAAGTGATGTCCAAATCTTCTTTTTTGATTTCCACTACTTCAAAAGAACTATCCTTACCTTTTGGTAAGTTGCCATTTTTTTTATTATAAATTGATAAAGCAGTTGAACTAGGGGATAATGGCATCCTCACATACAACTCTTGTACTCCATCAATGGTTTTTTCTCTCTCCATAAAAACCGTATTAGCTTGTGTTGGGTCAAACGCTTTCAACACAATAAGCTGTGGAGAATTAGTTTTTACCACAACTTTAACCATTACAGGTTCATATCTTGTCCACAATTTGTACTGCATCTTATAAATATAAGGGTGCTTGTACCTTATCAGGTTGGATTGCAAATCTACCTGCTCTTAATTGTTCTCCCTTTTCTCTCACTCTCTTTGACACTAAATCAGAAGGCATGACAATATTGTACTCAGCTTGAAAAGGCGTACTATACTTATCTTGCTCTTCATTAATAACATCCACTACTAAGTCTTGCATAGATACACTTTTCGTTTTATTATTTTGATAATGATAATAAAGAGCAAGAGCTCCTATTCCACCTAATGCCCACCAAATAAAATTATCTTTTTTCATTATGCTTTCTTTTTTAATACATTAACAGCAACTATTGCTACTATGATTACTCCACCTGCTATTAACAAGGTGCTTACAGGAAATCCAAGAACTGTTTTATTCATTTCTTCTTGTTTTAAATCAATTAATTTTCTACCTACTTCTTGATTTAGATTAGCATTAATAGGGAAAATACCTTTAGTTTTTTCTCTAGTTAACCAATCTGAAAAATTCAATGTGCCTCCCTCGTCTTTATATTCTTTAAAAAGTTGGTTGGCAGTAAGCTTTTTTTCTAAATTTACTTCCATTTTTATGGTTATTTTTTATATAAATATACTATTTTACTACGACAGCAAATGGACTTACTTTGATAAATCCACCTAATAATCCACCACTACTTGTAGTAATTTTTAAATACCCACTCGGTAACACACTAGTACCTTTAATTTCGAACCCATTTACTATTAAAGCATTAGTTAGAACAGTTTTAGAAGTTGGATTAATTTCTCTGCCTGAAAAGTCCAAACCTCCCGTTATAACATCTACGAACTCTTTTGCATATAGGCTTTTTCCACTAGATTTCAAATCTTGAATTACTTGATTACCGATAGCAATTCTAGTAGAATTTACAGAATTTTGTAAGTTTTGTCCTTGTGCAGCATCTTTTAATCCGTTTAAATTAACGATGTCATCTTGTTTATCTACTGACTTTTTATTCAAATACTTAAATAAAGCTGATTCAGTTTCACTTCCAAAATCTCCATCAGCACCATATTTAGGTAGTGCATTAGCATCAATACCCAATAAAATTTGCTGAATTTCTCTTACTTTATCCCCTTTACTTCCTTTTTTAATAGGGAAATCTTGAGAAGTTATTTGAGGTGGCAAAGTAGGTGTAGTGCTAACAGGAGCAGAACTAGCTGATTTACCTAGTAAATTTTTAATTACTAAGTAACCTCCTACTGCAATAGCAGCTAAAGCTGCAAATTTAATATACTTATTATTCATTATCGTCATTCAGTTTAGGTAATAAAACTTGAGAAATTACACCACCAAGTATAGCCCCTACAAATGCAGAAGAGACTAAGCTATAGCCTCTTGTAAATCCTATTAATAAGCCTCCACCCATACCAATTAAAGCTCCTGAAACGGTTCCTTTCATTTTCTTTAAGGCCATGCTTTCAGAATTAGATTTTAATTGTTTTACCTTATCCAATATATCTTTCGCTTCTGCCATTGTTTTTCTTTTAGTTGTGTTGTGCGTTCCACTTTTTTAATGCGGAATCTCCATCTAGTTTATTTTGCATAACTTGATATTGCTTATAAAGTAAATAAGCTCCACCTGCTACTGCAGCATAAATCAAAAGATATTTTACTGTTTTATTCATTTTTTAGTTTTGCGGTATAATAGGAATATCAATACTTGTAGCCTGTGCTTTTCTTACTGTTTTTGCGTTACAAGCTGAAGATAAGTTATCAGCAAATCCTGTTGCGTTCATATCACAACCACTAGCATTAATAAATTGTCCAATACCTCTATCATATACATTAGGAATAGAATTTCTAGGTCTAACATAGATAGGCTTCTTTAAATTTATCATTGTATCTAAAGACCCATCAGAACCTAGCATACCTTCTTTTCCTGTGCTATATTCTACCTTTTCAGGAGTATCAGCATCAGAACCTTTTACTAATACGCTTTTAGGCTTACTGTAGTATTTCCATAATTGGTACCCTACTACGGCAACACCTGCATATAATAATATTTTTTTAGTATTAGTCATAACTTAATTTTTATAATAAACCTCTTCTTCTTGCAATTCTACCATATATTCTTGCAGCTCTTTCAGGACTAGCGTTTGCTATTCTATTTATTTGTCTATCTTCTAAACGACCACTACCATTTTGGTATTCAGGAACACCTAAATCTCCTGTAAAGTTTTGATTTGCTAAAACATTTAAGTCTCCTGTGAAGTTAGTTGCAGGAGCAGTAATTACTTTAGCAGCTTTATTTTTTTTATTTTGCATAAATAAATAGTATGCTACAGCACCTACACCTAATACAACCCATAATTTTTTACCTTTTAACATTTTTTTAAATTTTAAATTTTAAAATTAATATCCCATTGTTCCTGTGAAATTAGCTGAAGCAGTTGAAGGAGCAGAAACTGCATCTTTTTTCTTCTTCATCATAAAGTAGTAGTATGCTACAGCACCTACACCTAATAAAATCAATAAATTTTTACCCTTGTACATAATCTTAGTTTTTGTTTGTTATTTAATTTTCAAATTCTGTTGGAATTACAACTGAATCAGGAACTGATTGATATTTCTTTTCATACACCTTAAAAAGTGTATATAAAACAAATATAAATCCACCTATCAACAATAATTCTTTATTCTCTTTAGTCATTTTAATCTATCTTAATTTCAGGAAGTGAATTTGGAACACCTATCCATGGCATTGGTTTAACATCACTTGGGTATATCTGTATTACCTTTTCTTTTCCTCTTAAACTAACTGTAGTATTTTTTTTCTTTTTTAAAAGAATATATGCTAATACCAAAGCACCTCCAATTAATAATATTTTTTTATTATTAATCATTATTTCTTTTTATATGATTTATATAAAACGAATCCTAAAACACCAACAGCTAATACACCTACTCCAATCCATACATATAACATAGTATTAGATTTTTTTGCAGCATTAGGTAATTGTTGTCTTAAACTATCTTGATAATTTTGTAATTCTAAAGACTGAGCAGTTACCGCATTTTGTTGCGTTTGAGTCTTATTAGCTAAACTTGTTAAACCAATTTGTACTCCTGCGTTAATATTATCTTTAGTAAGAATATTGGTTTTAAAGAAGTCCCCAATACTAGCTAAAGCTAGACCTGCTTTAGTTTTACCTGTAGGGTTTGTATCAGATATTCTTAAAGCTCTTGCTTGAACTGCAGTTGGTTTCACTTTGGGTGCTTTTGCAGTTGCATTAAAAAACTCATCATCTCCTGCAGTAAAAGAAAAATCATCTGTACCTGTAAAATTCATGTTTCCACCTAACTCTGTTGTATAATTAGCTACATCAGGAACTAATCCTACTAAATACTTTTTTAATTCATTTCTAAATACACCGCTTTTTTGATTTGCCATCAATACAGCAACTGTTACTTCATTATCAGAAGGATTGTTTGGTAATTCAATACCATTTCTTTCTAATAACTTTACTAAACCATTTTTATCAGTTACTACTGCGTATGAAATTAATTCTTTTGCTGTTTCTAGTGCGTTAAGTGCCATATTACTTGTTGTTTTTAAACATTATTGCGAATGAAATAAGAACTGCTCCTAGTAAAACCATAACACTTGTTTCTTTTGTTAATATTTTATTTTCAGCAGTTTGTTGTGCAGCTTGTAGTTGTCCTGTAAAATTCATATAAGTATCAAGTAGTCTTGCACCACCTAACTCATTAGAATTATTTTTTTCTTCTTTTTTGCCATACTTCTTTTCAAAATAATCCATGAATAAATCCTTATCGGGATTGTTCTCAATTATTTCCATCATGACAGGTTCGCCTTCATAAGTAACTAGTTGTTGTAAAACAGTTTCTAATTGTTGGTCCTTATCAAATTCATAACCATACTTATGGGCTAAACTCTTAACAAAGTAAGGGTTAGCTGCAGCCGTATAGTTGAATATATTTACTTTGGGTAATGACATAAAACAAATTTACTAAATTTTAATTAAAAAAAGGGCGGAGTAAGATAAAATCACACTCACGCCCCTTTCTTATATTTTTCCTAATCTACTCGGATTAACGAGAAGCAGGTCTGATAATTTTTGGACTACCATATTGTTTAGATACAGCGTTACCACCTAAACCTCTTGCGATGTTGATTGTATCAGAAGGGTAGAATTGGAATTGAATAGAAGTTGACGCAAAAATGCTGAATGTCAACTTAGTGAAACCATCAATTCTGAATGGTTGCTTCAATTCAATAACACCACTTTGTTGTTGATACGGGTCAATAACAGGAGTTAAGATTTTAGTTGCTTGGTTACCGTTTGCATCTAAAGTGCTAAGTGTTAAAGGTGCTAACACTTGGCTAGTTGTACCGTTTACTGAAGAAATCAAAGTACTTCCAATTGTGAATGGAGATACAGAAGATTGGTTCAATAAGTTATAGTAAGTAACATTTGACAATCCCGAAGTGATTGTAACATTGCTTACTGTTAAGCTACCACCTGAAAAACCTGCGTTGTTCAAGTAGATATAAGCTCCAAATACATCTACAGTTACTGCTGCGTTAGAAGCGTTAGATACTGTTAAGATGTAAGGTTGAGAACGCATAACTGCAGGGGCTGCCATAGGAGCCGCTTCTGCACCATCTGCACCGAAGAAATTATCTCCTGCTGCAAAATACATGTCATCGTCTACAAAACCATCTACGCCAATAAACGATTCGTTTACTTGACGGTTTGCCATTTGTAAATAGCGTTGAATACTACTCATTTTTAATGAATTTTAATTTGAATTAATTTGATTTTTAAATTCGTTTACTTCTATAATTACTTAGTTACATTAGCTTTGTCTAACATAGGCTTTACAGCCAACATGTAAAGAGCAACACCACCTGCAACGATTAGTAATTGTCCTGCGATTGCTTTGAAATTCATCTTAATACTATTTAATTGTTTTATGAATATGTGCCATTGTGAATACAGATTCAGCATTGACACATCAAATTTAGGTAATTACTAGGCATTAATAGAAATAAATTAATCAGTTTTTTGTAACTTTTTTATATAGCTACTTTTATATGTGTACAATTCATTGAAAATAAAAAAACCCCTTCCTGAGTAGATAGGAAAGGGTGTATTAGATGGGTATAGAAGCCTGAAAATCAGGCGAAAAGCCTAAAAATAGGCTGAAATTAGTCGTTGTTTAATCTCTGTAATAGCGGTCTCTGTAGTGTGTTTTTTCTTAGTGCCATTCCTTTGTACTAAATATGGCTTCAAAAGAGCATTGTAATTCTCGTTAATGTATTGATTTAGAGCTTCTTCTCTTAAATCATCACTAATATTACCTCTAATTTTAGATTCATCCATATCTACATACAGAAAGTATCTATTATTGCCCCTTGCATATTCGTTATTAACCATTAATTCTGCAATTCGCATAAACTCGGCTTTATCAGGGAATTTTAACGCATGTCTTTCAACACTCTCATTATTTTTATGAAATCTTAATTGGTTTAAATTACCCCAAATTTTAGTATTAATTCTACCTAAAGACTGATAAGAAAGAATAATATCTAATCCAACATGTCGATTAGTTGCGATAGAACCCACTAAGTCATTTGGTAAATGGTCCCCAATGAATTTATTCACATCCTCAATTAATAATAAACCATTTCTGAATCTATTTAAAACATAGAATAATGCTTGAGCCCACTCATCTAAAGTCATTCTAGTTCCATTTGGATGGAATGGTCTAATTCTTCTTATTTCAGTATGAGGATGTACAGAAAATAACGAAACATCTTTTAATGATATTGCTTGTACATTGTATGTACCATAACCATATTCATCATTAACATCCATTATCAAACACTTCCTACCTCTTACACCATTGTAATAATCCCCCTGAACATATTGATTCATAAGAATCATGTGCTGATAACTTTTGCCCACCCCTTTTTTACCACAGGCAGCCATAAGCATTGGTTCTCTTGCCATATTAAATACTTTTATCTTTTAAAGTTATTTCTATTCTTGCAGCATCTTTATATTTAGAAAAACTTAAAGTTCTGATACTAGTTTCGCAAAATGTAAAATCATATTCTATCTTTAAAAAATCTTCTTTTTTAGTAAACACAGGAAAGACCTCGCACTCTTCTACAAGAATGGTAAAATCTTCGTCTTCATAAATAGGATATTCAAATTTCGTGGTTTCTTTTTCAAATACCTTCATGAAAGCAATGATTGTTTTTTTAAATTCAATCCAATCTTGGTTTTTAACTTTCATTTTAGTCTAAGTCTGCGTAAGGGTCCTTTACCTTTTTTGGTTGATTAACAGTCTCATTTAAAACAATAGCTTCTGCTATTTGCTCTTCATCCATTTTTACTTCATTAATATAATCTCCCGCTTTTTTTCTTCCTCTTTTTCCGCTATTCTTTCTTTCTTTCATAGCTTGTTCATAAGAAGTACCACCTCCTGATTTATCGGAATCATTTTTCCACTTCTTTTCTTTTTGAATTTGAGCAATAACTCTTGCTTTCCCTGTGCTAGGTACTTTCATTTGTTGAACTGTACTATTCATTACTACTTCATTATCTTGAAAGTTAAAATCAGGGGCTGAATGAGAAGGCTCTTGATATTGTGATTGCGGAGCTTGAGGCTGTGGTGCTGTTGGTTGTGGAGTAGGAGCTTGAGCTTGAGGCTGTGATGGTACACCATTACCTGCTCTAGTAGCTTCTGTATAATCTTTAATTACATTAATCATATCATTCATGGTAGAACGCAATTGTGCTACAATTACTAATTTTACCACCAAATCTTTACCAACTAAAAAACCTAAGTATTGCTCATCTGTTAAACCTGCACCTCTTTTTTCTAAAACTCTAGTTAATACAGGAGTAACTTCTTTCTTAAATTCTTTTGATACTGTTAAAGCATCTTTGTTTTGCTCGTTATAATCTTGTAAAAATTCTCCTGCTGTAATAGTCTTCCCATATTCATACGGAATAGGAATAGACAAATCAATAAGTCCCTCCTTTTCTAATTTTCTAATTTTTCTTTCAGGTACCTGCAAAGCTTTATTACCAAAAACATGTAATTGCTCATAGCCATCTACTAACAATTTAGCCATGTGCTGTGCACCCATTTTCTTATCTCCATCAGAAACATCGTTCATCATAGGATTAAAAGGTGCTGATTCTCTTTTTTGTCCTCCACCACTAGGTTGTCCTTCTCCACCTAACATATTATATGGATTCTCGTTAGAATCTACTGAAAAGGGAGAATATACAGGTTCAGGAATTGCTCCTGTTAATTGTTCTTGGGTTACTCCTACATTAACAGTTGAATATGGTCTCTGAGTAACTTGTTCCAAAAATGGATTATAATTAGCAGGAGAGGGTGTTGGTTTTACTTGTTCTGTGGTTATGTTTTGCTCAGTACTCATTTAACTTTATTTTTAAGTTTAAAATTTTCAATTTTTTTATCTAGTTTATCTTTCATATCAAAATAAGGCAAATCTTTTTTAGTTAAATCAAAAATCATTTGTCTATATCTCGATAATAATGTCAAGTTTTTATCTTTAAATATGTTTTTACCTATATAACCAAGTGTTTTTTCTTGATACAGGTAATATACCGAGAACCCAATTGCATATTTCATATTACCCCTACTATATCTGCTTTGTAATAATTCGTTTGAGTCCATCTCAAAAGTATCAGCTATTAGGCTAATAACAAATTTATCGTAAGAGTTCTCTATTTCAAATATGCTAGAATTATTTTTCTTCAAGATATTAAGTGTCTTTGTATAGCCTTTGTTTTTAACTATAGAAAGCAGCTCTTCAAGTAATATAATTTCATTTTGTTGATTCATTGTACAATTTTACACATTGTAAATATATGTATAATTATTGTTTTTTTACCAATTTTTTAAAACTTTTTTTAACATTAAGGCATTAGTTTTAAACCAATCTCCATCCACTACTCTTAATTTTATTTCAGGAAAGTATTTAGCCATTCTTTTTATTTTAGTTGCAGATTTGGCATCCATATAGCCCTTAACCTCTATCCACTCTTCATTACCACTAGGGAAAATAACTTTAAAATCAGGTTTGTAATTTGTTGTACCCCTTTTTATCCCTTCAAAATAAAAGGTACGGGGTTCATAAAACCAATCTATTATATGATTATGCCTTTTCATTAAATCTAAATAAAGAGCATATCTGTATTCCCAACGGCTTCTGAGGTAGTACCTTTTATCGGATATTTCAGCCCAACCTTGTTTCCAAGTAACTCTTCCTTCTTTAAGTTGTAATTGCATTATAGACCATATTTCGCCTTAAATTCCTTATCTCTAACAATCATGTCAAAAATATAAAGAGAAAAGTCATTGTCCGATTGGTAGTGTAAACCTAAGAACAATCTGCTGTACTCAATATCTTTAGCTAGATTTTGAAAATAATCAAATTTTTCGGGAAAATGGTTGCCCAATACATAGCAAATCAATGCTGATTGTAAAGTGTGCCCTGACGGGTATGATGGGGAGTCTGCGGTTGAAGATGAAAATGGGAAAAGCTTCAATTTATAAGCATAAGCCAATTGAAATGGCCTAGGTCTTTGAAAAAAGAATTTAAGCTTTAGGATTAAAGGTACTGTGTCATCAAATATCTTATCCACTAAATCTGCTCCTTTTTCCCCTAAATCGTTCTCAATTATAACATCTCCAAAAGTTTTAACTAAGGATTGGTCATAAGCTTTGTACCTTTTTAGGTGCTCAGGGTTGGATTTAGCAATTTCAATGTTGTCTACAAGCTGATTTAATTCTTCCCTAGTAGCTTTTGAGGTGTTTTTAGGAAAAGTGTACTTAATTAATTGAGGATAAAACTTCTCAAGAAAAGTAAGATTATCTTTTTCAATGTACGGCAAATGTTTTTGGAGAGGATTTCCCCAAGCTATTGATTCTAACATATATTTTTATGGTTTTTTTTAATTTTATCCTAATCTCATTACAGGTCTTTTGCGTTGCCTGTCTAATTTATTATTACCTGAAGCGTTCATTTCAGCCTTTTGAGCATCCATAGCACTTTGTAATTTAGAAATTTTGCCACTTAAATCAGCATAACCTGATTTTTCTAACATCATCATAAACTTATAATAATGAACTGTATATAATACAGCACCTACTATAACAGCACTTACAGCCACATCAACTATGTTAATATCGCTAAACCATTCTTTGATACCGCCACCTTTTTTTACAATGGCACCACCTTCTTCAAATGGGGGTGCAGACATTGGTGCAGGAGCTGCCATCGGAGCTGCCATTGGAGCTGCGGCAGGAGGAGGCACCATTGGTGCAGGAGCTGCTTGAGGAGTTGTATTTTGTTCCATTATTGTTTATTTTTCCTTTTCATAAGTAAATATATTGCCATAGCTCCACCCACATACCACCAAAAATAATTTTTCTTAGGTGCAAGGCCTGTTGGAGCAGGTTCTTCAGGGAATGGACTTCCACCACCACCACCGCCACCACTTCCACCACTATCTTCTCCTTTAGGAAGTAAAGATTTTGTAGTAGTTTGAACAGTTGTAGATGTTGTAGGTATTGTTCCTAATCCACCGCCTGTAGTACCTGTAGGGATATTAATATTAATTATTGGCTGACCTGTTGCAGGTAATACAGGAGCAGGTGCAGCATCTATTAATTGTTTATCATCAACAACTAATTCATAAGCACAATTTCCTTTACTTACCCATTTATAATATTTAGGAGCTGCATAAATTGGAGGATTACAAATTTTATCTACTATAGCTACTGTTGTAGTCGTAGTCGTAGAACTTGTAGTAGTTGGAACTGCTGCTGCTGCTTTTGTTGTAGTACTTGTTGTAGAACTTGTAGTAGTTGGAACTGCTGCTGCTGCTTTTGTTGTAGTACTTGTTGTAGAACTTGTAGTTCTTGGTGTTTCTATTGGGTCTATTTCTGTATCAGGATTTCTTTTATCAATACACATTCCTGTTGTATCATTAAAAACAAAACCTGTTGGACATTTCGGTCTAGGTATTTCAGGACCTCCCATAACAGGGCTACCACCGCCTCCCATAGGGTCCTCTATTATTCTAGCAGGTGGGCGATTTGGCAAAATAGGAACAGGTGCTGTATAAATAGGATTAGGCTGATACGGATTTCCACCATCTACAGGTTCTCCTCTAAAAATAGGATTAGTAGGATAACGGTCATCAAACTGAGGGGGAAGCACTTTAGTAATTGGAATACATGTGCCATTAGATAATCTCATTCCTTCAGGACAACTTTTATCAGGGCCGTCATTTGAAGGAGGCACAGGTGCATAATAAATAGGATTTCGAGCATCTAATGATGGAGGATTAGCAGGGTCATCAAATCTTGGTGGTCTTCTGCCATCATAAACATCATCCAAACGAGGTGCTACATAAGAAGGAGGCTCTTCAGTAATTGGTCGAGATATAGATATAGGCGGAGCTTCATATATAGGCATTATAGTCTTCCTATCATCTAAATACGGATTACTCGGTAATTCAGGAGTAGGAGCATTATATATTGGAACGGGTGTTTCATTTATTGGAAAAGATGGAAATGCAGGTGTTATAATCCTTCTTTCATCTTCATAAATAGGTGCTGCATAAGCAGGAGGCTCTTGAGTAATAGGTTGAGATACATATTGAGGTGGAGCTTCGTAAATAGGCATTATAGTCTTCCTGTCATCATAATAAGGATTACTCGGTAATTCAGGAGTAGGAGCCACATATATTGGGACAGGTCTTTCTATGTATTCTGCATTTCTTGTTTCTTCATAAGAAGGTTGACTTATAAATGGATTTGGAATCTCTCTCAAAGGAGGCAAAGAAATATTAGGAATAGCATCATCTGCTATTACACTAATTGGAGCAGCAACCAAATTTGTAGGTTCATAATTTCCACCGCTTGAAGGCTGTGATTCAACAGCAGGAGCTGAATAAACAGAACCTTGATTGTAAGGTGCATCTGCTACTTGTTCAGAATATGACTGATTAGGTCCTTCTTCATCCATTAAAGCTGCCCTTAATGATTTAAAAGACTCTATTTTTTTTGCTTGTCCTCTTGTCTTACTATAAACGGCTTTTTTGGGGTTGATAAATTTATCTTCCCCATCAAAGATGACTACATTCTTCTTTGCCATGTTAAATTACTTTAATTGTGCTGCTGCTCTTTTTATAGCATCAGTCCATTTTTCATTAGGTTTCCTAATTTTTTTTGCAAGTTTAGCAATATCTGCTACACCTACTTTTTTTGTTGCTTTTGCCATAATTTTATTTTTATTTTTGTCCTGTAGCCCAAGCTCCTGAAGCAACTCTTACGATGATGTAAACACCAACTAAGCTAATTCCGAAACCTACTAAAGCAGGTACTAAATCTTTACTGTTCATACTATTTGATTTTTAGTTATAAAATTATAAAATAATTAATTAAAATTAATATTTTTTTATTACATTTTGCCAAAATTATCTTTTTACGCTGTCTGTAGGAGTAAAAGAAGGATATTGGTTAAAAGCATCATTCCAATAATTTTGCTCACTAAAACCTGTAAAAGCCAATGTAGAAGGGGTTTCAGTCTGTCTAAGCACCTCATGAACCATACCTCTTTTTGTTATTTCAATCCTATCATACATCCTTTTCCCGTCAGGCAAAAAAGTAAACCCAAATTTAATACCCCAATCAAAATCTATTAAAAACAAAGAATCGCCTCTTAAAACAAAGCGTTTGCCATTTATTGTTAGGTTTGCAACGCCATTTGCATAATCTATGCTATTTATTACCACTTTTGGATGCCAAATGTTGTTTCTATAAAAAGAATAAACATTAACAACAGCAAGGGCTGCGGTAGATATTGCTGCAAGTTTTAAAAAGAAACTACTTGTTTTGCCAAATGTTGATTTTACTATATTAGTACCTTCCATATTATGCTAATAAATTGTTATATTCTTCAAAATGTTTAATTCTGTCATCTAAGCCTATAATCCCACCATTTACACGCTTTGTTACCGCAGTAACTATTTCATGAGAATGTCCCTTATCGCAAATATCCCACAATTTATTCTTATGGAAAAAAAAAGCTGCAGAAGTTAAAGGATATTTTGTAGCTACCAAATCAGGGTTTGCCACACAATCTTCTCCAATAAAGTCAGAAAAGGCCTTATAATTGTCCTTACCTGTCAATTGGATATACCCTCTACCTCTAAATTTGTACCCTTCTCCTGAAGCCTCATCTCCATTACCCATGCGACTTGCGTAGACTTTGTTAGCTATTTTTTCAGGCTTTCTTTCATAAGCAGTAGCTAAAGCTTGAGTTGGGAAATACTTCTTAAATATCCCCATTAAACCCTTAGCCCCATAGTTTAAGTTTTCGTTAACAAATTTGAAATTGCCACTTTCATGAGCTACTTGAGACAAAAAGTGAGATAATCTCGTAGAATTGCTAATACCAAACTTCTCCATTACTAATGGAAGCTCGTTTAAAACAGCCTGTGGTAATTTACCATTTAGTTTTTCTATCATAATTTATCTTATACTAAAAAATTGAACAACTATTACTGCCATTAAAACTAATTTCTGTGCAAAATCCCAACCATCATCGTGGTATGGATATTTAACGGGCATTTTTAGTCGTTCTTCGTATCTATTTTTATATTCATCATATTTTCTAATCAAAGGAGTTAATTCACTATTTAAACTGTCGTACTTGTTTTTCAATGAATCAACCCTTATTTTTTCTAATTTAACCGAATCTTGCAATAATAAAAGTTTTGTTTTATCATCTGCAAACTTTTTGTTAATACTTTCTCCTTGTTTCAAGGTCATTAAAACAATAGAATCATTTCCGATTTTTTTAATTATCGGATATTGGGAATAACTTAAATTTGGTAGTAGTATCACTATTAATATTATTAAGCTCCTGTTTAAGTTCATTTATTTCGGTTTTTAATTCTACTATTTTTGCTATAGTATTATCTACAATTTTAGCTTGTTTTTCTTCTGCTGACCTCTGTGTCTCCGCACTAGCTTGTTGTGTAACAGAAACTTTATTTAATAAGTCCTGAAACTCTCTGTCATCCTGCATATCCTGTGATATTGGCTGTGCATTTGTTCCTTGACAAGCATATAAAAAAACAATAAATATAAAATATAAGTATTTCATTACTTAATCTCTTGTATTTTACCTAATTGTTGTAATGTTTTCAACTGAGTAGCAGATACTGCATTTGAAGAATCACTTCTTCTTAAAGCTTCTTGTACTAAATCAACACGACCTTCTAGCTTTTCTATTCTAACATCATTCTTTTGAATAGAACCTTGGAAAGTACTTCTAATGTCAATATAAAGATAGCCAATAGCAATAAGTACAATAAATAATGTACCTACTACAGGGTTTTTGCTAAACTCTTTAAATGTAACAGGCAATTTTATTGCATCTGTTGCTTTGTCTGTAACTTTTTCAGCTACGCTTTTAACTGCTCTTGCCATTATTCTTCAGTTTTAGGTTCATTTTTAGAAAGATTCTTATTACCAAATATTGCTTCAGCTCCTGCAATACCTAAACATCCGAATGTAGTGTACATTAAGCCATTAAATACTATTGGTTCAACTATAAACTCTTTTCCAATTGCACCTGTAACCACATCTGTCATCCCATAAACTAACATAGCTATAAAGGACATAAATCCTACTACAGCTTTTGAGTTAACATCGCTTTTGTCAGAGAACATTCTCATTAAAAATTGTTTCATATACTATTTATTTATTAATTAAAATTAAGTAATACTATTTAATATTTAATGGTTTTCTTTTGAATTGTTCTTTGTACCGAAATAATAGCTGAAAATCATAAGTATCAGCGTTTTTATCAGGTCAAAGAGTTCTTTACTTGCAGAATCATCTAATAACTTAATTCTAAAAGCAATTACCTTATCTACTATAAAGAGAGCTACTAAAGCTGTAAATACAAGTATAATAAACCTTACAAGTACATCTTTAGTATCATTTATGAACATTTTGTTTACAAAATAAACAGCAGATATAATGATGGTTAATCCCAACAAAATACCTGTAATCATAACCCATAAATTAGGATAACTAAACATAATATTTTATAAATATATATTTTTTACCAAAGTAATTTATCAGCATAGAAACCTGCAGTCCCTCTTTCATGTCTGTCAGATTCATGCCTCATCTTGTAAAGTTTACGCCTTTTATCAGCATATTCTTTACCATGTAAAGCTTTAAAAGTTGGATAGTCCCCATACCCTATGGCACCGACACTAACCAACTTCTCGCCTTTTTTATTAAATACATCAATCTTTTTTCCCTTTACAGAGGATGGTTTTACTATAACCCCAAGCTTAGAAGCTTGTTCCAAAGTATAGTTCAAAATACGATATGCCATTATCTTTTATTTTTAAACAAGTTTATTCCTACAAATATACCTGCAACACCTAAAACACCCCATAAAAGCCAATTAGTTCCTTTTTCCTCTTTCTCTTCTTCTTTTGGAGCAGGAGGAGGTGGGGGAGCTGCAGCTTGTGGAGCAGGTTCTACAATTGGTTCAGGGATTGGGGCAGGTTGTGGAGCAGGAGCAGCTTGTTGTGCTTTAGCAGCAGATTTAGCCTTTCTACCTTCATCCATTTTCCTAATTCTTTCCTGATAAGAGTCATAGTTATCAGCATAGGTTTGAACTTTTTCAGTTAAAACACCATCAAAGTTCTCTAATTGCTCTTCTAATTCTTCTGACTCCTGTGCAAGTTTTTCAACTTCTTCTTCATTGTTTTCTATAGCCTCAGCTCCTCTTAATTCAGCATGTAAGCCAACTAAAGATTGCTCAAGCATTTCAAAGTCCTTAATATTTGAATTAAGTGCTTTTGATAGTTTTCCTTTTACAAGGTTCAACTCATTGATTTTTTTTTCAAATTTTCTCATTTGTTTATGGTTTTATTGTATTTGTGAAATTAATTAATTTTTTCTAATTTTTGTAATGCTTCATCATAAGGTGTTACAGTTTCATCAATTTTATTGTTTCTATTGTTTCTGTAAACTAACCAACCACCCCATACTAGCACAATAGCTATCGTACCGTATATTAAATTTTTCTTATTCATATAATTCATTTTGTTAATTATTTACTAATTTTTCCTAATTGTGAAATATCACGAGCTGCTTCAACAAGTGGGTAAATTGAATCTGCATAAGCTTTTGGGTTATTAGTAGAATACCCTGCTTTTGCTATTTCTAAAAGTTGGTCATAAGGTGTTTTAGCTTGTAAAGCTTTAGCATACCTTGGATTTTTTAAAACTTGTACATATCCTGCAATACCATCTTCTACTGTAGCAAATTTTGAAAACTTTTGTTTGATATAAACTTTTTTTCCATTTATATACTCAGTAGTATCTTGTAAAACATACCCAACAACCCCTTTTAAATTTGGGGCATATTTAATCCCTCCAAAGTTATTTGAACCTGCAGGTATTCTTTTACCATAACCACTTTCATAAGCTTTTTGGCCAATAGCTACAGAGTAAAATATATCTGTGCCTCTTACGGCGTTAAGTATACCTTGACCATATTCTTTAATGAATTTTTTTGTAGCATTATATGTTGCTATTCCGTACATGATTATTTCTTTTTAATTTTTAAATAATAATATAAACCGCTACCAAATAGTAATAATCCAATAGCAAGAGATATTTTATTCTTTTGAACAAATTCGACTATTTTAATTCTAAGCAATTTAGATTTTAAACCTGCAGCGTAGTTTGCTGCTTCTTTTTGACCTGCAGCAGTAGAATAGCTATAAAAGCCATAATAATTCCTTTTTTTCAATTTTGCTGCAAAATCATCTGCACTATTAGTACTTTTTAATTGGTCAGGAGTAATACCGCCCATAGTTTTATTATATAATCTAACTATTTTATCGTTTATAGAATCTTGTATAGTGTTGAATTTAGCATAATAATCCCCATTACATCCACCATTACACCTTCTTTCGTTAGCAGGAGCAAGTGAGCCTCTAACTGCATTAGGTTGCCCGATGAATTTAATTCCACTAGTATTGTTATTTAGTTTAAATACATTAGAATTATAGTCAGCACTTTCAAATCTAGCCTGAGCTGCTATTAATTTAGCTGCTACAGGATTAAATCCTTGCTGAATTGCTGTATCATATATTTGTTGGTCTATACTCATTTATATTAGTTTATAGTAGGTCATCATCTTGAACATAAGCTGCTTTTACTTTTGTTCCTCCTTTTTTTAACAAAAATTTATTAACTCTTGCAAATCCCCAAGCTTGTCTTGAGTTAGGTGCTCCACCTGTTATAGTGGGCCTATGAGATGTAGAATAAGCACCCATACCTCTACGCATTACTGCTTTTAATGTACTTGTACTTACTTTGCTTGAGTGGTTTTCGTTATATTTTTTTGCTTTTTCGCCTAATGTTTTTACAATACTTTCATTTAATTCAATGTTTGAGGCAGTTTTTTTTGAACTAGCACTTCCTGCTTTATTTTTAGAAGAGCCAAATACTCTATCTTTTTTTGGTGCAGGGGTTTGTGCTATTGTTTTACCGCCTTCTTTGAATTTTTTTTTTAACTCATACTTTGCAGTTTGAGCTCCTACTATCCTTTTAGCTGCTTCAAGGGCTTCCTTTCTGTTGTAAGTCTTTCCATAGTCCTTTTGAACTTTAGGAGAGACCTTTTTACGCTTTAAAAGGCTTTCTTTAACAGCTTTTACCTTGTCCTCAAATTTAACCTTTCCACCCATAGCGTATTTTATTTCTTCTACAGTTCTAACAACATAGCCATATTGTTTATATTCTTTCAAATTAAGAGCCTTTCTTGAAGCATCTTCTTTTGTCTTAGCTAACAAAATAGCCTTTTCAGTCATTCCGCCATTTGGATTTTTAAGTATTACTTCAAATGCTTTTTGTGTATTTCCACCCTTAGCCATTTTCTCCCCTCTTAACATCTTAAAGTCTTCAGCATCTAATTTGCCATTTTTATTGACATCAAGGTTCTTTTGTTTGCCTACTAATCTAGCACCATATTTAGCTTGTTTGATGTTATGCTCTGCAGAAGCAATATCTCCGCCCATTCCCATTTCCTCTTTTCTTTCTCCCGTTTCTAAATTTATTTGTGCTCTTTTCTTTGTTTTTTGATTTTCTACAACTATCTGATTATCCCAAAACATATCAGTTGTAATCTTATCGCCAATTTTCAATCCATGCTCTACCATGCCACCTTCAGCCATTTTAATGTCTTTTGCCAATTCAATTAATTTTTTAGCAAATGCAGGATTGTACTTTTTTGAAAGAATTTCTAAGGTTTCTTTTTTGTCTGCATTATAAATTCTACCACCACTTCTTTTACTTGTATCAGGGTAATTACCTTCTAAACCATATCCATAATCAGTTATTTCATGAAGGTTACCATTTTTATCAAAAACAAGTTTAACCTCACTAATTCTTGATGAATAAGAACTTCTTACATTCATTTCAGTACCGCCATCTATATCTTCATCCGATTTTTTAACAGAACCAATAACTACTCCGTAAGATTCCCCTGTGTTATTGTTTATACCCTTTACTCTTCCCCCTTCAGCAAAAATGCCAAATAGCTTATATTCTTTTGGAGAATCCTCAAAATCCTCTTCAGACTTCGTAACTATTTTTTCTCCATCTTTAAATAATAGTTTCCCTTCGCTTTCTCCAATATATCTAAACTCATTTCCACTATTGTCTTTATAATAACGACCTGCAGTCATTCCACCATAAGCAAATCTTTCGCCTCTCATAATTCCTTCAAATACTTCTTTTGCAGGTTTAGGGGTAAAATATATGTCTCTTTCAAGTCCTAAGCCAAATGGCGGCACTTTTACTGTTTGAAGCTCAGAACGGCTTACACTACCCATATCAGGCTCAAATAAGTCTACTATGGCCCATATATAGTCAGGGTCTTCAGGGTCTGAGTTCAATAAATACCAAACACCCCTACCATAGGGGTTGAATATTTTGGCTACGACCATTTGATTATCTAGGTCGCTTCCTTTGGGATATTGTGCAAATAATTGCTTATCTACTTCTTTAGTGAATAGCTTCATAATTTTATTTTAATCTTGTGTTCTGTGAATTTCTCCGCCCATTGCCATTTTCTTAGTTTGAAATTCTAAGTAATGAGTAATATCGCTTAGGTCTGTACTAGCTCTTTCTATTTTAGCTACTACCCATGCTTCAATATCACTATTTTTAGATACAACATTAGATAATTCTTGTGCATGGTGTTTTACTGCCTTAATTTGGCTTAAAACCATTTCAGCATTGCTTTCTACTACTTCTTTTTGAGATATTCCACCTTTTGCATATTCTTCTACATTTGCGTATTTAGACTCAAGTTTTATTTTTACATCTTTAGGTAAGAATTGAAAATCTTTGCCAACTAATATTTCTTGACTTCTAGGAGTTATTTGTGGTGTAAAGTTTTCTTTTAAAAATTCCATTTTTTTAGAATCAGTCAATTTTCTCCAAACTAATTCTCCTTTACCTACAAAACCACCTTTAGCGTAATCCGAATCCATCCACATATCATAAATTACATCATATTTTACACCCTTTATTTTAGCCAATTTTTCAAATACTCTTTCTCTAACTATACTATCTGCAACACCAATGTATTCATACGCATCGCCTTTATTACTTAGAACTTCATATAAACCATTAAAAGTAGCTTTTGCTTTAATTTCTAAAGCTAATTCATCTTCAGGATAATGATTTACATAATAAACTAATATTGATTCTTCATCTTGAGACATCCCACCTTTAGCCATGTAGCCACCTTTCTCTTTTTTATGAAATTTTTCTGCGTATTTATCGTACACATCATTTTTTAAATCAGCCCAAGAAGTAGGTTTTTTATCACTCTCATCAATAACATCTAAACTTATAGCTTCTGACCAATCTCCCCCTAAATATTCATTCAATCTATCAAGTGTTTTTTGAGTAATTACATATTTACCAATTTTTCTATCATCTCCACTTAATCCTTTAAAAAACAATTCAATTTCGTATTTTTCATCTAGTTCTCCACCTTTAGCCATGTAGCCACCTTTCTCTAATTTAGAAGTTCTTTCTGTAAATGGCTTCCACAACATTCTTTCTTCAATCTCTTTTTTAGTTGAAGGTGCAATTTTAGCATTTTTGTGTTCTTCGTGCTTTAATGGGTTGTAGTATTGTAATTCATCTACATCTACATTACCATCTGCATCGGTTTTCACTTCTCCTCTTGATTCTCCAATTCTAACAATACCAATAGTATTGTGTCCTTTGTGGTATACTACATCATCTACTTGAAATTTTGCTGTTTCCCCACCATCAGCCATGTAGCCACCTTTTTCTAAAAAAGTAGTTATGTTAAGATACTTGCCTTTTCTTTTCATATACAATTTACTAGAACGATTATCTTCTCCTAATTCTCTAAGGTCATCTTCTCTATCGGAATAAACAATCCTAAATGGTTTTTGCTTACTCATCATATCATCAAACGACTTCCACATTTCAATTTTATATGTAGACCCTGATTTACCTTCAACATTTCCACCCCTAGCCATGTAGCCACCTTTCTCTAACTTAGGGTACTTTTTTGGAGGCTGCTTCACATCAATACGATTAGCACGATACTCATAATAAGTTTTACCGCTTTCTTTAGCAATACGCCTACCTGTCTTTAATGCAGGTCTGTCAGCATCTTTCTCTAGGTCAACTCCTGCACCTTTATAAGTTTTGTATTTTTTATTTTTATTAACCATTGCCTTCAATTTCTGCAATGCAGTTTGAGTAGACTTGGTAGAAGAAGTTTTAGGTTTTGTACCTTTATTCATTCCGCTTAATTCAGCTTTAGACTTAACCAATTGAGTCTCTAATTTAGGCTTCAATGATTTAGGTGTAGCCTTGCTTTTCAACGCAGCTTCGAGCTTTGCAATATTCTTTTTGATAGTAGCAGTAGTTGCCATAGTAATTAATTTTGATTAAAATTAGATAATTATTTCTTTTTAAGTTTAGCTTTTAGTCTTTTTATTTCAATTTTCACATCATTGTCTCCCATTTTAGCTAGGATATTTAATCCTTGAATGGCTTGTCTTATCTCTTCTTCTGTTTCAGGTTCATCTTCAGGCATTGGTTTTTCCTTTGGAGGTTGTTCTTTTTTAGGCTTTTCCTTTGGAGCTTCTTCTTCTACCAAAACCCAATCTTTAATTCTTACCTTTTCTATTCCTAGTTCCAATGAATAATAAGCAATATCTGTTGATTTATCGTAAAAGATATTAAACTTGATAGTATCTGATTCAGGTAAAATATCAAGTATTTGCATTTTTTTACCAATAACCGTATTTAACCAAAATTGACCAACCTCAAAAGGCATTTTTTCCTCTTTTGGTGGTTCTTCTTGTTTAGGTTCATCCTTTGGTGCTTCTTTTGGCATTTCAGGGGCTTTTGGCAATTCCTTGACCTCTTCATCTATTTTCTTCTTTGCATCCTTAGATAAGCCTTTAATTGAGTTTACTCTAGCAAGTACCAAAGCCACCGTCTCGGCTATTAGATTAGCTAAAGTGTCCTTTTTACGGCCATCAGGGGCACCCATGTAGGTTTTCTGCATAATATCCACTACCTCCCCCATTTGCATGGTTTCAGGGTCTAAAAGCTTAGTATCAGCTTCAGTTAGGTTAAGATATTTAAAAAGTTTACTCATTCATGTCTATTTTAGTCAATACCTCCAAATATTCTACAATCTCTGTTTCTGATAAGAAATCCTCCAAAAACATAATATTGCCACTTGGCTCAATTAGGTTATTAATAATTTTAGTTTTAGGGATATAGTCCTGTGTCAGGTCGTAAATTTCAACTCTAACTACAGTTAAATTTTTATCCCTTCCGTTATTTGTTTTGTTTTCATAGGCCACAAACTGACAATATTCTGCACTACCATAAGACTGATTCTGATAGCAGTTTAATTTATGGTCCTCAAAAAGGTCATCTAAGGCTATTTTTTGTTCGTCTGTCATGGCGTTTTTACTTTAGATATTTGCTTAATAACATCTTTATATTTATCAATTGCAGATTGTCTACCTAAAGACTGACCAAATACAATCTTACTATCTTCAAATACAGCAGCATCTGATGAATCAAAATCTTTTGTTTTCTTTAGATATTCAATAAAAGTATTTCTTATATCATTTTCATTGATAATAGGGGCACCAATACCACCACCTATGTCATCTCCATAACCCGCATCTGCACCCGTTGTAATAAATCCTTTAAATTGTTGGTATCTAAATTGCCTTGCATCACTAGTCATAATAGCTAAACCATTGATATTCAATGGCTCTCCACTATCTTTTATTTTAACAAAAGTGTATGTTTTTTTATTATTATTAAATTTAACAGGATAAGAAGCATAAATTCTGTAATCTACATTTGATGCACTTAATTTTTCTGAAATTGTAATAGCAGCCATTGAACTCCAAATCATTTCTTCTGTTGCATCTACACCTGCACTATAACTAGCATTAATGATAATATCAATTCTAGGTAACTGACTAGTTACTTTTGGGATATAGATGAAGCTCTTTTTAAAAGTGCTAGAGAATACTTTATTTCCTTTCTTATCTACTTTTTGCCTTCTCTCAACCTCATGCTTCTCAATCTTTGGTTTTTCGGGCATGTAATATTCAATTTTATCCTCAGTCTCTACTTTCTCTGCTTCTTGAAAACTTACTTCTCTATCTAATCTAGTGCTATGCAAAACGCCATTTTTTAATTGTAAAAGGTGTCTTGGATGACCCTCAACCATAATATGATAAAAAACTAATTGGCCTTCATCATTCTTATAGCTTCTAACAAAGTTGCCACTAATAATTCTATTTAGATATGGGCTGAAATACTCATAAACCCTAATTAAACCTAATGAAGCTAAATCAAACGAGAAAATCCCAATCTCTTGGGAAGTAAATACAATCTTCTTTTTTTGGTCAATATCTATTGAATCAAAAGAAACAGTTTGATTTCTAAATTGCTCTAAAAAGTTATTTAATCTATTAGAATCTAAAAATGTATCTAATTTGCCCTTTACACTATTTGCATCTTTAGTACCATACCATTTAATGTCATTTGACATTGACTTTACAGCAGAATCAGATACACTAGAATCAAATACTCTTTTAGCATTAGCACTCAATTTAGGCAATTCAATAGCCTTCTCCTCAATAAAGTCGTTGTAATCATATATTTTATCAAACATGAATACAGTCGTATTAGGAGCAACTACCTCTTTGCTATATGATAAGGCTTTAGCCATTATTCTTCTTTAAGGATATAATCTTCAGCAATTTTCCACTCTCTTGATTCTCCTCTAGTCTTACCTGCAGTTGATTTTACATCAGGAGCTAGAATATCTATAAATCCGTTTACTTCATTTTTAGAATTAACTACTTTGTCAATAGCTTTCTTTACCAAGTTGTCGATATATTCAGTAGTGAATTTAGTAGTGCTAAGTAAGGTTGCTCTAGCATCAGGAGGGAACGCAACTAAATAGTTCTCAAAGTTTTGAACTACAGTTTTACCTCTACTAGATACATCTTTACCCTCTTTCCTAGCTAATGCTCTTACGAGCTCATATTCAAAAGCTACTCTAAATGAAATTAAAGTACGATAAGAAACCAAAGCATAATTCTTCATGTTCAAACTTTCAAGGACAGTTCTCAAACCTCTAGGGGTAGGAGGTGTTTGTTTATTTCTAACATCTCTGATATACTCATGGTAATTACCTACTAACATTTCATATAAGAAATTATAACGAGCTGAAGTTTGGTCTAAATAGTCTGCGAACTCTACAAAATATACGCTACCTGAGAATCTATCTAATAACGATAAATCCTGTTGGTTGTTACCTACATATCTTCTAGTATCAGGGCTATTTGGATAAATGTTACCTGTTGCAATACAAGCAAATTTGGCATTTCTCTCCACAGGAGGCTCTTCAGGGTTAGTAGAGTTAATTTTAGCTTTACTTACTTCTCTAGTTTTGCTACTCTTAGCCAAGGCATCATTAAAAAGACCTGCAGTATTAGGGTCTAATTTTGGCATCTCATCTAAAATAAGCACATCTCCATCTCTCCAAGCTTTAATTAATTTACCCTCTTTGTAACCTTCAATAGTCTGTCCACCTAAAATTTCAGTAGGGGAAGTGTATTGAGAACAGTTAATAATTTGTATTCTTCTATCTAATAATTCAGCAATAGTTTCAGCAGCGTAAGTTTTACCACCACCTGCTTCTCCGATTAAAAAGACATTGTTACCTGCTAACACATCATCAATCATTGAGAAGATATTAGGGATTTTAGATACAGACTGCTTCATTTCAATTTTCATATCATAAGCAGGAAGCTCAATGGTTACTTTTTGATTTTTAGTAATCTCATCAATAACAGATTGGTCTAATTCAGAAAGCTTAACCTTATCTACATCTAAATATTCTTTAATAATTTGTTTTACTTCAAAACTATCAGCACCACCGCCACCTGCCATAAAAGCATTAAGCATTTGTGCAATAGCAGCAAGACCCCCTTCAGCAGGAGGTTCAGCAGCAGGAGTTTCATCTCCTAATTGAGATAGCTTGTATTCGTAGTCTTCTATTTTGGCTTGAAGATTTGGTTTAAGATTGTCAGGAACTGTATCTAGTCCTGCTTTCATCGTTGCAATTTTGTCTTCAAGTTCTTTTCTTGTTGCCATATTTTTTAATTTAATAATATTTTTAATGCTTTAATTCCTTTTTTAGCATCTTCATCTCCATCCTCTGCAAGTATCTCTAATGCAGCTATTGCTTTTTTAATTTCTTCTTCGTTTCCTTGTTTTGGTTCTTGCTTAGTCCATATTTTGTTAACTAAATACGATTCAGCAATAATAACACCAACATTGTATTCGGTACCATTAAGTGTGAAGAAAATAGTATTTCCTTCTATTTTTACAATTTGTAAATCTTTTTTACTATAAGCATCTTTATAAATATCTCCTACTTTAAATGGTAGTTCTTCTTTTTCTTCATCTACAACTTTAATCCAATCTCCTCTTGCAATCATTAAACGACAATATTGAGGAGTGTATCTTTCACTTGAATCATCCTCGTAATCAACAAAAATTGTATCGTCTTGTACTTTAGCTATTGTAAGTTTTTGTTCAAATAATTTACTATAGTAGACATCGCCTTCTTTAAGTTTATCTTCTGTTTTTTCTATAACAAACTTATAACTACCATTTTTTAATCCATTTGTTATTTGTCTAGGGAAAAAAGCAGCAGGAGTACCATCTTCATATACTACATTAGTAGTTCCGCCTTCCCCAATACTTTTTATTGTAAATATTTTATTGTTTTCTACAACTAAAATTTTATCCCCTACTTTAAATGAAAGTTTTTCTTCTTCAGGCTTAAAGTTTTTAGGATTTAAACTAAATGATTTCCCATTTTTTTCAAAACTTTCTTCTGCTCTTGTTTTAGGTATTACACCAAAATAACCATATAATTCTAAAAAGTTCAATAAACTATTTTGGTTTTCATCTTCTATTATTCCATATAATTCATCTCTTTCACTCATTTTAAGCTCTTTCAACTTAGTTGGAATTGCAGTATCACTTTCGTAATGGTCAGATAAAATCTTTATGTATTTTTTTTGCAATTCATCATCAGAATACAATTGTGAACCTGAATTTATTCCTAATCTATCCCATTGTGTTTCATTAAAAGTCATTAATCTATCAGCAATTTCTTTTACTGACATTTTTGAGCTTTTAGGCGTTGGCTGAGGAGTGGGGGTCTCCTCTTTTTTACTTTCGCCAACTCCATAATATTTATCAACAATTACTTTTAAAACATCTGTGTCAGGAGGGAAAGTCCACTTTTCAAACTTGGCAAACCCATTGACCCACTTCATCTTCAAATTGACAAGCATTTCCCCTTTAAACTCTTTAAATTTTTCGTAAGGGATATTTTTAAGTTCTTTTGTTTTATTCAAATTGTAAACAACCAATGTTAATGGGTTACCATCAGTACCTGTTTTATTGATTGTTGTTTTGTATAAATTCCAACCTTGTGAGAAAGACATTAATAATTCAGAATCTGCATTTGTTTGTCCGCTAGATTTTTGAGGAGCAGGTGTACTTTTTTTAGAAGCAGTTACTTCATAAGGTTTTGAATAACTACCGAAGTTCCAATGTAAATAAGGGCCACCATGGTACCCACTAGGGAACTGCCCAATATCATAAATAATTTTATACATTTTATCTATGTCAGGCTTAATAGCATCGTTTATTCTATCATCCTCTTTATATTTATCTCTCCAAATTTCAATATATCCATTTTGACTGTCTCTAGCATTATCATTTGCAAAAACTTGAAAGGGGCCACTAAGGACCCTTACATTTACGCTGTGCCCACCTGCAAAATCATTTCTAGTTACAGAAAACTTATATTCAGGTAGCTTTTCAGAAAGCTGTTTCTTAATTTGTACCGAGTCTTTATCTGCCATTTTATTTTAATTTATTGACTAAAGAATTTACATAAGATACACTCTTTCCTATAGTCATACCATACGCATCATTCATTCTTTTAATAATCATAAAGTCTTCAAGTGTTTCGCCACCATAGTTATACTTTTTCCCTGAGCAACCGCAACCATGTATTTGACCGCCATCTGCAAATGAAACTCCCCCACCTGATTCGTTAATTCTTGATAAGATTTCTTTGTTTGTAAGCATCTCTCCTTCAAACTCTCTTTTTTCGCCATCGTCTACTGCTTTTTTTGTTATAATAACTTCTCCACCTTCTACCTCTATTGGCTGCTGTGTTGAAACATTGTATGCTTTAATTCCACCATCTGAATGACTTTGACCTACAAATAAGCCACCTTCTTTTGCATCATCTTTAACTCCTTCCTGATTATGTAAAGCTCCACCCGACTTGTATTTGTGTGCAAGTAGGAGTTCTCTCATTTTACCACCTTTTGATAATACTTCAGGGGCAACCTCCTCTGTGTAAGGCATATCTAATTTAGCTCCCTTTTCGTATCTAATATCTGCACTCATAGGGTCAAATTTTAAATTTCTGCCGTCAGCCAACTTTACCTGTGAAGCATCAAAAATGATAAATGTGTTAGTAAATTGACTTGGGTCTTTAATATCGTATGGGTCTTTTAATTGCTCATCAGCAAATATTCCATCATAGCCATGAGATATTATAAAGTTTTTAAATTCACTTTGAAAATCCCTAGCCATCAAAAGCCAAAAATTGTACTTCTCGTTTTCGTATGTCTTTTTTAAATAATCCCAAATTTGTCCTTCGTGTACTTTAATAAGATTAGCAATTTCTTGAACATACTCATCACTAAACAATTCGTATTTATCTGTAGCCATTCTTTTTGCAATAGCAACACTAGCATCCATCCAATCCATTTTCCTTTCAGTAAAATTTTCTCCTCTAGCAATAAAAGGATTCCTTATATTTAAAAACGCAGCATAAAGCAAATTGCCTCTGCCAACAAAATTCATTGAATATTCTTTGTTCTTTGCAAAATAGCCATAAGGTCTACCTGCACCTGTTTCTTTATTTGTAGCAAAACTATAAAACTCTTTTTCTTCTTTTGTACCATGATAACCAACCATAGGTTCCAAGGTTTCCATATCTATTACCTTAGAAACATTTTGATAATGTTTATTAAAGTTTTGTTCTCCATCTAGCAAATAAGTCCTAGCAGCAAGTTCCCAATCTCCAAACCAATTCTTAAATGCTTTTGTTCTTACAAGTACTTGTTGGATGTAAGAAAGTTTTGAATCATAACCTGCAGGAGTATTAAAATCGTATGCTTCTAAATTACCGCCTTTTTCATAGTAATTTTCTGTTTGTAGTTCTTGGAAATGTTTATCAATGTCCAAGGTTTTTAATTCCTCTTCCATCTTATCCAAATATTCGTAATAAAAGGGATTTTCCTCTAAATGGTCTAAGGCAATTTTCCTAGCAACTTCGGGGTTATCGGTATGCTCCTTTTCAACCCTAATTCCCTTAATCAACTGTTCATTGATAAAAGAATGGGGTATATTAGGATATTTATGGTCAATATCTGATACTGACAACTTAGATTGAATATTTAATTCCATACCTATTTTTTAATAAAATATAATTAGGATATAAAAATAAGTATTAAATTTGAATTGTAATATATTTTTTAACCCCTAAATTAAAATCAAAATGGGAACAGGATTTTTAGACATCAAGTCTCCGAATTGGTTAGGTGGTAACAATGTGCATAATACTCTTATTATCGCAGGTGTTGCTTTCCTAGTCTATAAGGCGATGAAAAAGTAATTAGCTCCCCTGTGGGGGCAACGACTTATTCCTGAAAACCCATGTAACGGGATGTTATGTGGGTTTTTGGTTTTTATCCCAATCGCTTAATATCGTCTGCAAATTTCTTAGAAATATCTTTCCAATCTAACGATTCCACAAATTTATAGGCTGCATCTATTTTGTTATAAACATCTGATTCCCCTTCTTCTAACTGTCTGTGTATTAAATCCAATGTATCGGATATTTCGTATAAATCACTTTGGAACCTGATTATGTTATCAATCATGGCCACAATAGGGTATAGGGTATTAATATAAAAAGTTCTTTCTGCGTTCTCCCCTCCCAATATTTGAAAGGAAGTGTGTTTAGGAACGATTGTAGGCACTTTACAGGCCATGGCTTCAGTTACAGTCAATTCCCAACCTCCCCCCGTTGCTGTGGTTAAAAACACATCAAAAGAGTTATAAATCTTATTCATGTCTTCTACAGGGGTACCTTTAAAACCACCATCCTTATCTGTTGGAAACATAAAATCAACTCCTTCTTGTAAAGGGGTCTGCTTCAAAATAGTCCTCAAATTCCAACCCATAGGGTCATGTGGGTCCATGTGTAAATAAAGGAAAGCGTTCTTGTTATGGGTCTCCCAATATTCCATAAAACCAAAAATGGTAGTAGGGATGTCTTTTCTTGATTGATTACGATTAACGCAACCTACAATAAATTTATCGGCATTATCTCCAAAGTATTGTTTTCTGAAGTCAGCCTTTTCTTTTTGAGATTCAATAGGGTAGTAGTTTTTCATATTATTACCATGTGGGATTACTCTAATTTTATGTTTTAGTTCAGGTTTAAGGTTAAGCAGCATTTTACGGCCATATTCTGTAAATGTGGTTAATTGGTCAAAAAACTCAATACCTACGGCTAAGTTTGGCGTTAATGCAAAATCAACAGGGAAGTATAAAATACTTTTAAAAAGCTTTCTTTTCGCAGCTTTCTTATCATCATGTATCTTTTTTAAATGTGGCACCATGGGAATAACAACTCCTAGGTCCTGTAAAATAAAGATAAGGTCATAGTCAATGTCAGACAAGGACCTCATAAATACATAACGGCCAAAATCATCTTTGGCTATATCTTTCATTTTTGCTGAAATAACCCTGATATTGGGTCCTTCGTTGTAATCTTCTCCGAAATAGTTAACGGCTACAATATCTATCTTTAGATTGTCCCCTAAAATCCTTCTCCAATTAGATATTAAATTGGTAGATACAGTACTGAAACCTGTGATTGAGTTATAATCAAACAGGCAAAGCATATTAATTTGCTTATTCATTTTATGGTTTTGTTGTTAATTAATTTTAATTACTTATTAAAACTCCTGCTCCAAATCCAAGGACTAATAAGGCTATTTTGCCAAATTTACCTCTTCTTATTGATTTAGCCTGTATATCTATGATTTTATTTGAATTAGTTATTACTTGATTTAGATTACCTATTTTTTCTTTATTAACGCCATCAATCTTTTTCCAATTAAGGTCTCTTTGGCCATATAACATCAAAATACTATCTTTTTTTTCAATTCTGTTGTTTAGGTATACTACAAGCTGTTTTGTAGAATCTAGCTCCTCCTGAGCAACCTTTCCCTTCTCAATTAGGTTTATAGCCTTTCTAAGTTGGTAATTAGGAATTGAAGTAACAGAATCACTTGAGTTCTGAGAAATACCTTTTGATGTCATCAGAGCCAAAGCTATCAGCGTAATTACGAGCTTTTTCATATTTATTTTTTATAATGATTATTTCTTTATTCATGTAATGGACCTTGCTTTCTAGGGCATTATCCTCGGTTTCTAGTTTAAGAATTTCATAGGTAGAATTGTTAAGCTCTTGTATATACTTATTTTCCAAGGAGTCTAAGACAAGGTTGGCCCTGTGTAAAGAATCGTTCTCAAGTTTCAAATCCTTAATAACTGAGTCTATTTTGCGTGTATTCACAAAGTACATTGCTAAAAAGCATATTAAAATTCCTAATAAGAATGTTCCTAATTTTTGTATCATAATATTTCTAATTCTAGTGATTTAATCTCTTTGGCCATTTCATCATCAAATTTATCAATAATATCGTCTGAACTCTCACTATCCATATTTACCATTTGGGCTTTATGGACAAGCTTACTACCTACAAACATATCAATACAGAGTATTTTCCTCTTCACATCGTGAAAGAAGTTACAGGTATAAAATTTAAGTTTTTTTGTTTTTGTCATCTTGATGCCACTTCTTTAATAACAATTCGCCTAGGGCAAATATTGTAAATATGAAGTACAGCAATAAAATTATGAATTTTGTATCAGATAATATCAATTTATTAAAATAATATAACATTAAGAAAACAGTACCTAAAATTGTATTGACGAGAAATAGAAAGAAAACGATAATCTCGATGGTCCTATCAAAACGATATTTAATCATGATTATTTATTAAAGGGAGTTTTGAATGTTTCGCTTTCGGGTAGGCCTCCCCACTTTTGTAGGAAGTATTCTCTATTTTCTATATACCCACCTAATTGTGGGTTCTTTTCTATTGTTTGTGAATTAAGGTATACATCAGGGTTTAGTTCATCTACATACTTAATTGGCACCCCCGCAAGTCTCATTCTGTACATATAGTCATTATCTTCAAAATAAGCCTTTTTAAAGTTCTCATCAAATGCTCCCACCTTTTCATAAACCTTTTTAGTCAATAGAAAGCTTGACCAATTATAAAATGGCCTACACAGGTAAAAGTGCTCAGGAGTACCTTTTGATAAAATCTGCTTAATCTGTGATTCATCCTTTTGCAGAATAACATCATCATTTAGAATCAGGAAGTATTTGAAATCGTTAATTATGGCCTTTCCAATTAAGAAGTTCCAAGAGGCGGCTACTCCCAAATTCTGAGTTGACTGCCAAATCCATGTATTGTCATCGTTGCAGGGGATGTCCTGATTCCCGTTGTCCAATATAAGTTTTGTTACTTCAGGCATTAGTTCGGTGTAATTTTCTAATGCTTTCATCAGCAAGTCTTTCCTATTGATGGTGGGGATGATAATACATAAATCTTGCATAATTATAATTAATTAGTATTTATTAAAATTTTGTTGGTGCCTTCTATAGTATAGAAATGAAGATTTTACATATTTTACCGTAGCTGCTGCTTTTATCATTTTATCCCAAAGAGCATTATCTTCATCTGTTCTTTCCCCGTCAGGCCTGTGCTTTTCATATCCCCCAACTTCTTTAGCTTTTGCAACTCGATACATCATTGAGCCATGGTGCAAATGCTCTCTTGTCCAATTAACATCTCCACAGGAATAATAAGTGTTCTGTGGATATAATTTAACAATTTCATCTTTAAGTTCCCCTGTAACCATAATATTGTAGGTAATTATATCTTCTTTATACTGACTTAGCATTAGAAGGGTATCTGAGGTTATCCAATTGTCGGCTCCCAAAAACATAACATAATCGGTTTTAACTCGATTTAGCATATCCTGAAAGTTAGCCACAATACCCAAGTTTTTATCTCTAAGTACATATTCAACCTGTGGGTACAGCTTTGGTAGGTGGGTACAATCTCCAATCCCATCATCTACAAAATAAATCCTATCAAACGGTTTAGCTTGGGATAGGGCGGTTTCAATAGCATGTGCTGCTAAGTGCCCGTACTTGTAAGAAGCAATTACTAGGGAGTATGTCATAGGTATGGTCTAAATTGTTTAAATATATAATCAGGGTCATTTTCGTTCATGCTTCCTTGGTTAACACTCCAAGCTTCTTTAAATCCTGCTTGTTGTACACAGTCTAGGACAACCTTATTATATCTACCATAAGGGTAGGCAAAATAATCCATGGGAAATGGGGGAGTTATCTGTTGGACCATTTCATGCCTAGATACCTGAGTAAGGTCAGGATGTCCCCAAGTATGCCACCCCATCTTGAAATCATACTTATCGCACATTTCTTGTAATTGCTCCCAAGTACAATACTGTTCAAGAACAGGAACTTCGTTTGGATATTCAAATGAATTATCCTTACCGACATAATCTCCCATAACAAAGAATATTCCTGATTTACCTTCTAGGACATCTTGGTTATCATAAACGCTTTTATATACTCCGTCAAAACCTATTGGATAGGGACAATTATAAATCATTGACCTTGTGGAATAGTTCTCGTGGTTTATATCTCCTATGTTATGAGCTAGGACTAACTTCATAGATGGTCATTTTTTGAGTAAATTCACGATAAGGGAACTCTATGGTCTTAATCTGTTTTCCAAAGTTATAATTAACCAACCAATCCTTGATACCTCCAATTAAGATATGATGGGAAGCTGATTCCATAATAATATTATATATAGATTTATGGTCGTACTGTTCATATAAAGTTCCTGTACTTATCACTAAGTCATATTTACCCATAGGTTCTTTAATTGGAACCACATTTGCGGGAAATCTTGATTTAGCTACTTCTGATAGTTCAATGCCTGAAATCATATCTGCGGGAAGATGCTTTGCCACAAATCCTTCTCCTGCTCCTATATCTAATGCTTTGTGATATTTCTTATCTAATAATGATAAAAGCTTCTTTAGCCTTACAGTATCTTCCCTATTAGTCTCATAACCCCATGGGTCGTTATTATCATACCATTGCTCTAATTCTTCTTTAGTTTGCATAAAATTTATTTATCTAGTTTTTTAAATAGCCAATACATAAATTCCTTGAGTATTTCCCAAGTGAAAATAATTGTGGCAACATAGAAAAAGTTTTCCATATTATTTCTTTAAACCAAATTTAATATATTTATACCAAACTCGTTCATGAAGGAAGTAAATAAATGGTTTTATGCAGAGCTCTACGGCACCCATTGAGGAGGCTATAATAAAACTACCTGTAAAGGCATAACCAATAATGGCTGTCTGTAGTGTACCTATTAACCTGTAAGATAATGCTTTAGCTATGTGTCTCTTTGCTTGTACCATCGGGATTGATTTGACCTTTTCTAATTTTGGTTCCACTAATTGCTCCAACCTCAGTAGGTGGTTCATGATAGATTACATCGTAGCCAACCCCTCTACCGTAGTTAACACTTTCAATATCGGGGATAATTGAAATCTTCAACCTGCCACTACTTATCATAACTGATAATTCTACAACTAAGTTAGCAAAAATGCTTTCGGCTGATTTTGGGTTATTTTTATCTACTTCTACATCTCTGATGGCCAACCATACATTTTTACCTTGGTCATACTGTTGACGGATTAGCCATTCGTGGCCTTTATGCCAATTTTGCCATCTGCCAATAAATAGGGCGTACTTCTTTTTCATAGTTATTCAGTTTGGGTATTAAAGATTAATTTAAACTTATCTGCAGCCTTCGGGTCTTGTTCTTTTAAAAGCTCCAAGGCCATTTCATACTTACCAATTACAGTCTGATTATTGAATATATCAGCGTTAAGGCTGTCTACTTGATTATTTAAAGAGTCTATTTGTAACTCATAGTATTGGAAGTCTTTTGTAATTATTTCTGTATTACTTATTATCATAGCATCTTTTATAAAGTAAAATGCTAAAAAAAGCAAACAGGTCGTAATAAATAAGACTATTGCGTTTTTTAATATCATAGTAATTAATTTTGATTACCCCCTGATGAAATTAGCAAATCCCTCTGCACTCTCAATAGTATAGTTTTCAAACATGGTATCTCTTTCTTCTTCTGTTTGGAAAGATACTGTGGCTTGTTTTTCTTCTTGGTCTTCGCCTATAAATACCATTTGGGTAAGGAAGGTATTGTTTTCACTATTGAAATCCTTTTTGATGTTAACGGTTTCTCCGTTGTTGAAATTGAAGTTTTTTTCCATATTATTTGTTGTTTAAAATTGTTACATGAATTGGGTTTAAGTCCTCACTAGCGTAATTACAATATACATTAAATTGTAAATACTCTATGGCTTCTTCTTTGGTCATATTGTCTCTTTTAACCAATATAGATTCCATTTTATCAGTATCATATACTATTTTACCATCGGTATCAATACCTATTATGGCATTGTCAAAACCATCCCAAACTATTGCATGGGGGTCTGCTAATTCTTTAATTTGTTCTATTTTCATATTAATTGTTTTTGATTACTTCCAAAATTGCCACCAATGTTTTTTATTCATAGGTTCACATTGGCTAAAAGGGTTATCGCCAAAAGAGGCTACATCTAAATACTTGCTTGTTAGCATGTTTACAAATATCTCGTGGTACTTATCATCCACATGACTTAGGTCTACTTGAATTTTTACATTAAGGTCTATGAAATCCCCTTTATCTTTTATAGCTATTGTATTATTAATAGTGTAAAGCTTTGCGGTTTCAAAGGTTGTATTATTTCCACTTCCTAAATGCTGTTCTCTCATGGTAATTAATTTTGATTACTTTTTAAATTGTTCTACTTTAACTAATTTGACTAATTGCTCAAATTCAACTTTATCAAAAAACTTCCTTATAATGTATTCTCTAGCAAATTTCTTTTTATTAGACTCGTCATCTCCTGTGTCCATTATCTTTATTCTTTTCATTCCTGCCTCATGCTTCTGTTCGGCCTTAAATTCTCTATAACGAGTTTCTCCATATATCATAGCATCATTTACTACTTCCTTAGTTATGTTAGCTATTTTATATTTCTTCATCCAATTATAGATAAAATCTCCAAGGTCATAAAAATCTCCTTTCTCTTTATACTTCTTATAAGCATCCATTAATATAGAAAGAAAGGTATTGGCCTGTTCTTCAGGGCTGATATTTAAAGGTTCATTAACATGCTTGTTCCTCTCATAAGCTTCCTTATCGTATGCTATACGCTTTACAATAGACCTCTTCTCATCTTCATAGGCTTGAATGGCTTTACTTACATAAGCAGCAGACAAAGATTTATGGCTTACAAAGGTCATATCGGTTTTACCTGAGATGGCCCAATTCATAGCTAGTCGAATATCTGATAGTGTAAACTTCTTAAACTCATCATAAATGAATTGACAGATAAATATTAGTTCTGAATCGCTAGACTCTGACTGTACCCCTAAAAGGAATCTCCATTTGCCCATAATCTCTACAAGGCCCTTCATATCATCTTTATTGAAATCGCCTATTCTTTTTTCCGAGAAGGTCTGTACGACCATAAGGTCAGCATCATTTTTTATCCAATCTCCAATTAGCAGATTTTGCCCTTTGTACTGACTTATTGAGTTTTGTAAGTTTGCTTTCGCTAGTTGATTGTTCATTGACATAGTTTTCAAATTTATTACCGAATAATGTGGAAGGCCTAACATACTGTTCATAGGTAGTCCCTTTCCATTGATTCCATTTATTATCTATTACTCTTTTAAAATCTTGGTAATTATATCCCGCTTCAATAAGCTTACACATATCTGCGTTATTGGCAAATAGAGTTTGGCTATATTCTTTACCTGTAATTTGATTAAGATAACTAATGGTTCTAAAAATTATGATGTTGTTACTCATAGCAGGTCGGTTATAGGTACTTCTAAAGTGTCAGAGAATATCTTTGCTATCTCAATTTTCTTTAATGGCTTGAAACCTGTGCAATAGTTAGATAGGTTTGTTACTGCTATAAAGTAGCCTGTCTTTTCATAGACCATTGCGGCAAAGTCTTTTAGTGTGAGGTTCCTTTCATCTAGGATGACCCCCAATTTACTTCGTATATACTTAGATTCTTTTTTCATGGTTATTTATTTTGTGATTGAATGTATTCTGTATAATAGGGAAAGTTTGGATGTTGGGTATTTATTTGCCTCCCAACGATTTCCCCCTGCAGGAAGATGAAAGCCTTTTCTAATAGCTTTCTCTTACCCTGCTCTTTTTTAACTTGTTCCCTTAAAGTTTCAATTTCTATCTCCTGCATATCGAAGGAGTTTAATTCTGTTCTGTTCATGGTAATTAATTTTGATTATGGTAATTTATTTTAATTAAAAGGATTGAAATTCAAAAGAAGGCTGAGGAAGGTTTGATATATCCTCCCATACTATAATATTCTTAATCATTTCAATATCTAGTTTATGAGATATAGTTTCCCCTTCTTCATCAATACCCACTAATATACCATTACCACTTAAAGTTTGACTAGTGTATGGTCTTGGGTTAAGGGTAACACAGAAAGCACCTAATGGGTGCGTTTTCAATAAGCCTTCGTCATCTACGAAAAGGGCATGGTCTACATGTCTAAATATTTCGCTACATGCAGAAGTGATGCACTCGCATTTTAATTCTTTGTAGATACTTTGAATTGTACTCCCATTATCTTGAGTAAGTTCCACTTCTCTAATTTCTCTTTTTTCTGAATCTATTAAGATTCCTTTGATGGTTTTTTTCATTTGATGGTTTTTTATAAATTACACATAGTTACTTGAAACCATATTTTTCTTTTCTCTCCATGTGATTTCATTGGATTGGTTCCTTCACAATCTAATAATTGTACTGTATAAGTTTGATTAAAACAGACACTAACTGCTACTTGTCCTGCACAATCTTTTACTTGTTCTTTATAAGCATCTAATGCTTCTCCATATTCTGAATAGAGATAATTATACTCTTCTTCGTGAATTACATTGTCTGTGAATGTTTCATTGGTGGTTCCATGAAACTTAGATAATTTTTGGATTCTTACTGTGTAGTTGTTTTTCATTTTTAATGGTTTTTTTGTTTATGTAAAGGTAATTAATAAATATTAATATAATCAAATTTAATTAACATTTTTTTCTAATTCATTTTTTAGGTGCATCCTAGTTAATGCACTAATAGCTTTAGGAGAAAGGTCTTTTCTTAAAACCTCCCCAACTGTAAGTAATATAGCAAATTGTGCAGGGTCTGAATGAGCTACATCTATCAATGCGTTTATAGTCCCAATAATATTTCCCTGCATACAAGCATGGACATCTCCATCGTTTTCAATAACAATAACAGAGTTCTCTAATTCTTTAAATTTACTTTGAAACTCTCTTACTGCGTTTTTAAATTCAACATTTGTCATGGTAATTGATTTTAATTAGTGTAATTAATATTAAGTATTTTATTTATCGTCTATATTTAGAAATGTGGCTAGGTCTACCAAAGCATCCCTCTTACCAATAATCTTACCTCTATTGAAACCCAAGTCATACATCTTATTTAGGATTTCTGTGGTGCTAAAATTTATTGTAGTTTCTATTCTATCCATTTGTATCAGGATAGACTCTCCTTCAATCTCGGAGCTCTTCTTGTCTAAGTAATCGACAAGTTGTTTAAGTGTAATTTCTTTTCTCATTTTAATGGTTTTTAATTTTTATGATTTTGTTTTACCACATAAAAGTAATTAAAATTTATTACCCACCAAATTTTTTTTATATTTTTTTTTGCCTATTTTTACAGGGTCATATTACTATATGACTTATTGAAGGCTCAAATTTAAAGTGTATCGCCCCCTTTGTCTCTCATTGGGGGCCTTTTTTACACTTTATACTACACCTCAACCTATTTGAGGCCTTCTATCCATTCTATCAGGTCATCTGTAGTACAATCAAAGCAATCTACAAATGAAGGCTTAGAATCAAAGAATAAGAACTCATTACCCATATACACTACCCATCCATAATATCTATGGCTTCGAACCATTAAGTTGTATACACCGATAAATAAGTCCCTTTTTTTTTCTTTAGTCAACTCATTAAATATATCCATAATTTTTTGATTTTCAACGGGTTATTCAAATTGGTCAAAATTGAAATCCTCCATTTCCAAACCAAAATTGATACCCACCTATGCAGCCATCCTGCACAATCAAAAAAAATTTCTAC